TGAAGTGGGCAGGAATGGTTGGTTTAGGGGAACTTGTAATTAAACCATTGATATACTTTTTACATGAAAGAGTTTGGTATAATTGGATTAAGTATGGTTTAAAAAATAAAATGTAATGTTTACAAAATTTATAGAGGAATTTTTATCAAAAGAAGAATGTGATTATCTAATTAAATTAGGTGAATCAAAAAATCTCATTGATATGAAGTCTTCTAAATTTTTGAATGAAAAAATAATAAATCAAAATTTAGAGTATGTTGGTAATAAAAGAAAAGGTTGTTATTTTATTAACGAAACATTAGAGGATGAATTTATTATTAGTTTAACAAATAAAATAATTAATATTTCAAATAACACAACACCATTTAAATCTATAAAATATGAAAATGTTCTAAAATATTCTTTTAACAAATATTCTAATGGTGATTTTTTAAATTGGCATGAGGATAAACATGAAATAATGGGTGGGGCAACAATTACAATTATTCTTCAATTAAATGATAATTATGAAGGTGGATATGTTAAATATTTAATTGATGGAGTTGAAAATACTCTACCAAAAAAAAGAGGTAGTATTTTTTTATTTGATTCTAATATATCCCACTTTGTTGACGTAATAGAATTAGGAAATAGGTATTCTATAAATGCGTGGCCTACATCAATAAAATCTAAAACACTTATTTAAATGGACAGATTTTGGATTATTAATAATTTTCTAACGGTTGAAGAATCTTCCTACATTTTAGAAAAATATAAATTAGAATTAAAATTAAAAAAGGCGGAAGTAACTATTGATGGGGTTGATGTATCCTCTGAACTTGCAAGAAAGTCTTCGGTTGGGTTTATAGATAACATTGAAATTTTAGATGATAAAATTAAAACTAAATTAGAAGAACTAATAAAAGTTAAAGGTTTTAAAGTTACGGGATTAGGACCGTATCAATTTACAGAATATAAGGTTGGTGAATTTTATAACTGGCACACCGACTCATCAGATAATTATAAAAATAGATTCGTATCAATAGTTTTACAATTGAATGATGAATATGAAGGAGGTTGTTTAGAAATAAGCATAGATAGTGGGAAGAAAAATATAGTAAAATTACAAAAAGGTATTGGTAATTTATTTATATTTTACTCTAATTTATTACATAGAGTAACACCAGTGACCGAAGGGGTCAGATATTCTTTAGTTAATTGGATTCAATTAGAACCAAAAGAAAATTTTGTAAACACTTTAATATGAATAAAAGAGTAATCATAATTGGTGGTGGTACTGCTGGATGGGCAACGGCATTATCTGTACAAAAATATTGGTTAAATGTGGATGTCACTCTAGTTGAAAGTTCTAAAATTGGAATATTAGGTGCAGGAGAAGGAGGAACCTCTAATTTTGGTTTGTTTTTGAAATTATTAGACATTAACATTGAAGATTTTACGAAAAAAACAGGATCAACAACAAAAGATGGAATTAAACTGATAAATTGGACACATGTCGGTAGTCAATCCGAACATCTATTTCATCAAATCAATAAACAAACAAATGACATAAGAAAATATTCCGCGTTTCATTTTGATGCCAGACGTGTTTCTGAATATTTTAAAAAAACCGCAATAGATAGGGGGGTTAAATGGGTAGATGGACAAGTTAAAAAAATAAATCATACGTCAGAAAATATAGATAATATCGAATTAACAGACGGAACCGTAATTAATTTAGATTTTATATTTGATTGTAGTGGTTTTGCTAGATTAATAATTCAAGGGGTACATAAAGAGGAATGGATAGATTATTCAAAATATCTACTACTCAATAAAGCACTTGGTTACTTTTTACCACAAACAAAACAATTGACAAATAAAGACCTCACACATACTTATATGCATGCTATGAAATCGGGTTGGATGTTTCAAATACCATTAAAACATCGTTGGGGGTGTGGTTATGTTTTTAACGATTCATATACATCTGTTGAAGACGCTAAAAAAGAAATTGAAGAATACTTAGGACACGAAATAAAAACAGAAAAGGTATTTGATTTTAAAGCAGGAACACATACGAGAAGTTGGATAGGCAATAGTATTTCTATTGGTTTATCATATGGTTTTTTAGAACCATTGGAGGCAACTTCACTTATGTCGACTATTATACAATTGAAAAGATTAATCGATAATAATTTTGATGTGTCATATAAAGACACGTTTAATAAAATATGTAGAGAAACAAATGAGCAAAACATGATGTTTATTCGATATCATTATTTAAATGAAAGAATGAACACACCATTTTGGAAAGACGCATATAACGCACCGATACCAAATAAATTAAAATTAATTTTAGATGAAACAAATAAAATTTCGGTTACAAATGATACCGATTTAATAAGTGCATTTGAACTATATGATTGGAAAGAGAATGAGTTGACATTTTTTGTACAGAATTATAATACCATATTTAAAAAAAATAAAAAAGGAATATCAAAAAGTTTAATATAATGAAAAAAATATTTTTTGATGATAAAACATATATTTGGATTAAATCTTTGGATTTAGTAAAATTAAAAAGTGAAATATTAAGAGAGTCTTATATTGTAGTAGATTCGAAAAAAGATACCGTTAAAACAGACGGTTACGGATACAGAGAGGAGTGGAAACAAAACATTAATTTTATAGGTAAAATTGACATTAAAAATAATTTAGACTTAATTCATCAAGAAGGTATAAACGCCTGTAAAGAAATTTATGAAAATGATGTAAAAAAAGAATTTAATAAAATAAATACGGATGCTTGGATAAACATAGTAAGGTCAAAAAATCCCATACAAATTCAATTTAAACATGAAGAAATAAAAGGTGTTGATAAATTTCATACGCATACTGAAATAAACCAAAGCCAAAAAAAATTCTATCCAAATTACACTTTTGTTTATTATATACAAATGCCAGATGTAATGGAAAATGAAGATGGTGTTTTATATATAAAAGGTTGGAACGATAAAGAATATTTTATAAGACCAAAAGAAGACGAACTTATAATAATGCCAGGGTCGATACCACATGCACCAAATAATGCACCAAAAGCAACTATAGATAGAGTAGTTATGGCGGGTAATGTGGGTTTTGAATTTATAAAAAAAGAAAAAAGTTTTATTTAAAAATATGAAACACAATTATTACGTATTTGATGACATACTATCGAAAGAAGAACAGGATGTAATTTACAATTATGTTAAAGATGAAACAATAAGGTGGGAAGATTTGAAAAATATAACCGGTGAATACGGTGGAAAAAAAGAAACTCATCTTTTCCCCGCCAAGGTACATCCTCAGATGTCTTGTAAAAACGATAGTATAAGAAGTTTAATAGATAATATACAAATTATAGTAAGTAAAAAACTTGATTTGGAATTCGTAAAAAATTATAGATGGAAAATAAATTGGACGGAACCACTAAATCATGAATATAACCCAATGGATTTATTACACTATGATAGAATTACTGAACATATAGCTGTGGTTTATTATATAAACGATTCAACAGGAGACACACATATATATAATAATAAATTTGGTAATAACGCAGAAACATATCGGGGAAACTTTAACAAAGTTGATTTAAATTCATATGAGTTGTTAACTAAAGTATCACCAAAAAAAGGACGTTGTTTGGTTTTTGATGGAAGGTTTGCACATCATGCAAATTACCCAATATCCGAAGACAGATTTATTATAAATTTTAATTTCGCGGCCAAGGTTAAAAATGAATTTAAAAGTTTAGTTTAATGTTAGTAGATAATAAATTTTTATATGTTTCTTTACCTAGATGTGGTTCCACTTCATTTCATTATTCATGTATACTTAGTGGATTAGATGTTAAAAATTTGAACATTTGGGATGAACACAATGATTCAATTGATTTTAAAAATATAGACGAATCTAAAATAATGGATTTAATAGCACATGGGCATGAATCACTTATGGATTTAAAAGAAAAATTTGGAAATCACTTACCAGTAATTGCAGTGAATAGGGATAGGCATGATTCTTTCTTTTCATTATACAAGCATGTCGTTTTTGACCTCAAACGAACCGGGTGGGATAATATATCAGATTGGTTATCCAAAATATCAATAGATGAATTATTCTTTTTTAATTCCAATGATTTAACAAATATTGATAAACGGTGGAAGGTTATAAATGAATATATGATAAAAAATGGTTTTATAGAAAAATATGTTAGGATACCACCAAGGACAACTCGATTAAATCGCGAATGTTATCTTATTAATATATTTAATATACTAATTACACCAAAATCTATTTGGCATAATAATGATGAAAATATAACATGGTTTAATATTGATGAAATCTCTAAATTACAAGACTGGGTTTCAAATATAACTGGTAAAAAATTTATATTAAAACACGTAAATTCACGTTCAGATATTAAAGTTAATTTAGAGTTAAATGATGAATTTAAAAATAAATATAATAGTATTTATGACTACTATGACTTGCCAAAAAATAAAAAAACACTAATATGATACCTAATTTTAAGGAAATATTTGATGCTTGGGTTACTTATATTAATCCAAGTACTGATGAAAAGATATTGGCTCAAAAAAGATTAAATATTTGTGAAGGTTGTGAACATAGAAAAGAACTATTTAAAAACAATAGATGGTCCGAAATTTGCAAACTATGCGGTTGTCCACTAAGTAAAAAGGTATACTCAAAATTTTATAATTCATGTCCAATAAAAAAATGGAAGGAAGTGGATGTAAAATTTATTGAAAAATTGGAGAATAAAAACAATAAAACGATAATTTAAATAGATATATACATATATAAAAATTTAAAAAACTATTTAGAAAGTTTTTATATTTGGTTATATTTATTAATGTAAAACTAAATTAAAAAATGAGAGGTGTAATTCTAGGTACCGATTTATTAGAAATTAACGGAGACGTTAAGATATTAGAGACAAACACAAATACAACGATATATTCTGACGGGGCGTCGTTTCTCGATTATGACGTGTTATTTAATACATTAAATTCTTTAAACATAACAGAATTTCATTTTATTTATAACGAACTAGAGTCATATACACCAATAAATGGTCCGTTTGTTTTTAAACAAAAATTACAAGAAAAATGTGTGGAAAACAACATATCGTTCAATGAATATCCTGTTCCTATTAATTCTGTTACAGTACCGTTTATTGAAGATGCCCCCAACAAGTTTATTTTGAGACAGTCATATGATACGACCGCACTTATTGATGATACTTACTGTGCAGATAAATTTGGATTTTTTTCATTAATGAGTGGAAGTACATACGTCCCAAATACATATTTTGTCTCATCTAACGGAAACGTAGACACTTTAACTAACGTTGACTACCAGTCTCAAAATCCTAATGCAATTATAAAATCAAGAATACCAAATTACGATTTATCTCTATACCCTGAAATACATGTTTTATCGAATTCATCTCAGTTAAATGATTTAAAAACAAATTTACCAGAGGATTATTTGATACAAGAATTTATTTTTTCAAATGATAATTTGGTGGACGGAAAATATGCAATAATAAGAGGTATCGACATTGTATATGGTTCAAATCTAGATGTAATAAATCTTGGTGGATATAAACAATCCACTGTTGTACCTGTTAATTTCTTTAATAATGAATTTATCGAGGGAACTACAATATTAAATAGAAAAAGTAGACATAGATTTATAACAAAAGAGGTGGGTATTAAAGAAAAACATCCGGTAAATAATTATCATACCGATGAAGACTCTGTGATTTTAGATTATACCGGTTCATTAAAAGATGTAAATACAATTCAAATTGGTGACTATATAAGATCGATAGACTTTATTGATTTTAACGATAATCATGCCGCAAATTTTGAAGAGGGTAAAATGGACGTATTAGGTTGGGACAGTACTTTATCAAAAAGTAATCAAACACTTACTCAAGTTTCATCATCTTTACAAACAATTACATCCGCATCAATTGATACGATTTATATTAGAGTAACAACCGCCGACGGTAAATCTTGGGTTGATTCGCCGTCATGTACGTACTATATAGAGGAATCAGGTTCATTATCAACAAAGTTTGAAAAATTAAACCAAATGTATGTTGGTGATAAATTAGTAATCACCGATTCAAACACACAAGAACTCACAACATTAGAAATAACCAATTTACAAATGGAACATGCAAATATGACCATTTACGGATTAGATTTTGAACCATCAGATTTATTTTTAGTTGATATTGGTGATGGTGATTTTACTGTTATGCACAACGGTTGTTGGTGTCCTTGGTCATTCTGTGGAAACTATTGTTATGATAACACCTGTGGAGGATGTCAACCATCACCAAAATTATAAAAAATATTAAAAATAAGTAGTAATGGCAAACAACGTAAAAGTAGAAAGACCAATTCAAACAATTAAACCGACTATCGTACCTTTATCAAATGAGTTAAAGGTAAAGGTTTCTAACGCATTTCAAAGTTTTATTAACAAGGTAAAGGAAAAACATCTTTCATAATGAATTATGAAGTTGTTTACATTTGGAGATAGTTGGACTGAAGGTGTTGGCGGTGACTTAATTGAAGAGGGAAAAACAAACACACCTGAGGAGAGAACTAAAATTAGACAAAATTTTTGTTGGCCGAAGTATCTATCTGATTTATTGGAAATAGAGTTTTGTAATTTCGGAATGGGCGCATCATCAAATAAAACAATATTTGATGTGGTTTCCCATTCAATACATAATCAAACTTTTTCTAAAAATGATTTAGTTGTTATTATGTGGTCTTCATCTCTAAGAGATTCTTTACCATTTTTTCCTGATGATAATCCTTGGCATTTTTGGGGGGAAAGATACTTAAATAAAAAACACGTTTACCAATTCATCGTAAATACAACCAAATTAAATAATACTGACTCACACATAAATATAAATCTAAAAAAAGATTACAAAGAATTCTTTTTAGAAAATCTCTTTTCTGATCAGTATTATAATATTATAAATCAAAATTATATTCTGTATCTTCAGTTTATGTTCGATAGAATTGGTGTTAGATATGTTTTTTGTGATGCATTTGATACTATGATAAAGAAGAATATTTTGAAAGAAATAGATAAAACCGATTACATTAATAAAAATCATTATTGGAATTTTTCAAATAAAACATTTAAAGACCATTTATGTGAAACAAATAAAAAAGAGGTATGGGAAGACAAAAAATTATGGGATGATAATCATTATGGTGGAAAACATCCAAATAAATTTGGTTATCAATTAATTGCAAAAGAATTATACCATTGGATTTTAGAGAAAAATATATTAAATTATATTACTAAAGACATAAATAAACGAATAATATGAATTTTTCAGTAAATAAATTTTTTGATGAGTCGGAATGTGATGATATAATTAAATTTTGTGAAGAAAATGGAACACAATTCTCATATCATTCATCCGAAACATGGGATTGTAAGAGAGTTTATGTTGACGAATTTAAAGAAAAAATCATAAGTAAATTAAAAGAAAAATACATTTCAGGAGAGTTTAAATTATGGTTTGATTTAAACAATTTTCATATTAAAGACTCTAACATAAGCCTTACCAAATATTACGACGGAAGGTGGTTAGACCTACATTTAGATTCGACTTCTCAATTAACAACGGTCATAGTATTATCAAAAAACTTTTCTGATGGGAGATTTGTACTTTCAGAAAAACCAAAAAATATTAAGGAATGTGAAAAGTATAAATTAGAAATTGGTGAATGTATTTCATTTGATGGTAGTAAAATTTATCATGGTGTAATGCCGGTTAATGAAGGTATCAGATGTGCTCTTAATATTTGGATAACTAATACTGATTTTAAATATTATAAATCAGACACCAATAAAAAATTATTATGAGAATTGTGATTTTTTGCAATGGTAGGAGTGGATCAACATCCTTATTTTATCTCATTAATTGTTTATTAACAAAAGAAAAAAAGAACCATAAACTTTTTTTTGAACCATTTAATTACCTCAATATTGATAAAGAGAGTAAACCTAAAACTATAGAAGAATTTATTAATACGAATGATGTTTTAGTCAAAACCTTTATAGATAGGGATAATTACCCATACGAATCATTTGAATGTTTTGAAGATTATTTAGTGTGGGTGTATTCGTATTTTGATAAAATTATAATATTAGAGAGAGAAGACAAAAGAAAACAAGCTGAAAGTCTATTCTATCATTTAAAATTATCAAAAAATAGAACCATATCCCCACTTTGGCATAAACAAAAATTTTATGATTTGAAAAAAGAGGACGAAGAGGAAATTTTTGGGATATCCCAACACTTAGAGAATGAGTCAGAATTTTTAAAAAATATGTCAAAAAGGGGTTATCCTTTGGTTACATATGAAAATCTATTTATTAGAAAAGATAGACCAACATTAGACAAGTTATTAGAGTATTTAAAAATATCACACAATCAAACATGTATTGATGAATGGATTAACTCACCATATAAAAAGGTTAGAATAAATCAAAAAATTAGCGGATTAATATGATTATAGATTTGAAAGACTACGTTTGTACTGTTCCATTTCAAGCATTAGAAATACATGAAACTCGAAACTTTATGTGTTGTGCGAGTTGGTTAAAAAAGGAACTACCAAGAAACGTACCATTAAAAGAATTATGGAATAGTACTGAGGCTATGGAAATAAGGGAGTCTGTTATGGACGGATCTTATAGGTTTTGTGATAAAAAACAATGTCCATTTTTATCACAACTTTTGAACTATAATATGGATATTTTTGGACCAATAAAAAGAATTCAAGATTTACCTGATTATATAAAAGATAACGTACTCGAGAAAAAAACAAAGATTGATTATGGACCAACAATTTTACAAATGTCTTTTGACAGAACTTGTAACTATAAATGTCCTTCCTGTAGGGTAGATATGATTGTTGCTAATTCATCGTCAATTAAAAGAATAAACACTACAATTGAAGAAATGGAAGAAACATTTTCGGATTCAATTGAAATGATTTATTGTTCGGGTACTGCGGATCCATTTGCATCTGTATCTTACAGAAATTACCTTAGGAACTTCGACCCAAAGAAATATCCAAAACTTAATTCAATACATCTTCACACCAACGCCAGTCTTTGGAATAAGGAAATGTGGGATTCTATGCCGAACATACACAAATATGTTAAGAGCTGTGAAATTAGTATTGATGCGGGAACAAGGAAAACATATGAAATGGTTACAAGATTGGGAGGTAATTGGGATATTCTTATATCTAACCTTAAATTCATTGCTACCATCAAAAGTATGAGAAAAGTAAAAACATCATTTGTAGTCCAAAAGTCTAACTATAGAGAAATGGGGCCCTTTCTTAATAAAATGAAAGAGATATTTGGAACGAAAACAAAGGTTTTCTATGGTAAAATAAATAATTGGGGAACCTTCACACCTGAACAGTTTGAAAAATTAAAAATTTGGGACCCGAAACATCCTGAACACAACTATTTTTTAAGAGAGTTTAAAAAAGTTGCAACTGATCCATTCGTATTTCACAATTTACACGAGTTTTTACCAATAGAAAAAACCCTAATTTAGTTTGATTTTTAAAGACATTTTCATTATATTTTAAGTAATGAAAATACTTGGACACGCACCTTTTATTGGTACAACAGGATACGCCAATCACGCACGTTCATTTTTTTGTGCGTTAAACAAATATCACACAGTCAAAATCAGAAACCTAACAATTGGTAACAGTTGGAAGGGTATGAACAATCGTCCACATGATGGTGAATCCTATTTCACCAAAGAAATTGGTGATATGTTAATCCTACAAACACTACACAAGGCGGATGGTAATGGTAGGATAGACGAACCAATGTACAATTACAAAGGTGATTTTGTACCTGACGTTCATATCGTTTTGATGGAAACTAATAACCACTATTTCTATGAGGAATATGAAGGTTATAAAATTGCATATAATGTATGGGAATCAACCAGATACCCCGATGAATTTTTCAAAAGACTTTTTTATTTTGATGAAATATGGGTACCAACGCAATGGCAGTTTGATTGTTTAGTTGAACAGGGTTATCCATCCGAAAAAATATTCATTGTTCCCGAAGGTGTTGATATTAATACTTTTAAACCAATTAAAAAATTCCCAAAAAGAGAGAAAATTAGATTTGTACATTTTGGAAGATGGGATTATAGAAAAGGGACCACAGAAATATTAAAAGCTTTCTCAGAAGAATTTAAAGATACAAATGATGTTGAGTTACTTGCATCTGTAGAAAATCCATATCCTTACGATGGATTAAATTCTACTGAAGAAAGAGTTAAACATTACGGTATTGACACAAAAAATATTAAATTTTTAAACTTCCCATCTCGAGAAGAGTATGTAAAATATTTACAAACGGCACACGTATTTGTTTCTTGTGCAAGAAGTGAAGGGTGGAATCTACCATTGATTGAAGCGATGGCGTGTGGTACCCCTTCTATATATTCTGATTGGGGTGGACAATTACAATTTGCAAAAGATAAAGGTGTTCCTGTGGCAATAAAAGGAATGAGACCCGCAAATATCGAACACAAAGAATGGCCTGGCGAGTATTGTGAACCAGATTGGGATGACTTAAAAGTAAAGATGAGAAATGCATATGACTATAACACAGCGATGTGGGTTAATGCGGTATCCGATTCTAAAGAAATTCATAAAAACTTTAATTGGAATAAGATTGCGAAAGATGCGTCCGAAATATTAATGAGGAATAAAAAACCTTTTGCGTTTGTTACAACAGGTAATCTTGGATATATGCCCGTTATCGAAAAATTAGTACAATCGTTAATAGAATTTTCCGAACAAAAAATTATAGTATATGGTGTTCATTGTGAAGTTCCATTTAATTACCCAAATGTTATTAAAAGAACAATTAACCCACCCAAAATTTCTGAACACGATAAGTGGTATTGGAAACAACATGCTTGTATCGAATCTTTAAATGAAGGTTTCGAACATCTGATATGGATTGATGGTGATGTTGTTGTAAACCATAATATAGATACAGTTAGAAAATATTTTAATAAAGTTGGTAGATATCCATTGTCTGATATACATGTACAGGAAGAATTTTTTGGTATGTACGATAATGGTAAAAAATCACAATTGTTCAATGAACAATTAAGTAACGAATGGGGAATAAGTAAAGGTAATCCTTATGCCCACGTTTGTTTCTACATTTATAACGATAGTTCTAAAACATGGTTTGAAGAGATAATTAATCATTATGAAACAATAATGAAAGAAAATCCTAACGATTATAAAAGACTATATCTATGGAACGACGAGGGTATTGATAATGCAATGAGATGGAAGTATGGGTACACTAATCATTTACCATTATCAAACTTCGATACTTCATCATATGATGGTGATGAAGGATTTATAGATAGAACTCTACATCAGTTTTATAAATTTTGGAATGAAGATGGACCACAAAACTTTAATAGAATTTTTGGGTATCAATATATTCCAAAAGATAAATCTGACATCATTTATTTTCACGGCAACAAGAACGCAGAAATATCAGATAAAATGATTGAGTATATTAAAATGAAAAGAGATAATTCATTTTATAAATCAAAGTGTTTTTATACTGATGTTTATAAGTTGGAAAATTTTGAAAATCTATTTGAATATGAGGGTAGCACAATGCAAGTCGCTGAAAAATTTGGTTGGGCACCTGCTATCTTTCATGAAATATACAACTTAAGAGACTATTATAAAAATAGAGAAAAGACAATACACGAAGGTGACATCGTTGTAGATTTAGGAGGTAACATCGGAGTATTCAATAGATGGGCTCATAGTGAAGGTGCAGGTAAAGTTATTTCTTTTGAACCCGATAAAAGATACTTCAAACTACTTTCATTAAATGCGGGTCCAAATTCAATTTTATTTAACGCTGCGATGAGTAATCAAGTTGGGGAAATGAATTTATATGAAAGTGTTCATTTAGGTGGATCTAATTTATTTGGAACACAAGAGAATTCCGAATCATATAAAGTACGAACTTACACATTAGATTATCTATTTGACACAGGAATAATTGATAGAATTGATTTTTTAAAGGTTGATATCGAGGGTGCTGAACACTATGCTCTATCAGGAATCAGTGATGAAAACTTGATGAAGGTAAAAACAATCTCTATGGAATATCACCACTCACATTTCAATTATGATGAAGAACTAAGACAGAAACTTATAAACAGAATGGTTATTCTTGGATTTAATTCCTACCTTATGTTTATGGGTTCAAATAATGCATTACAAATGATATATTTTATAAGATGAGTACATTAAACAAAATAGCACAATCGTATGGAACAGACAAGAGTTCTGACATTCACAATTACTGTGTGAAGTACGAAAAATATTTACCATTCAACAGGTACGATAACTTAAACATTTTAGAGATTGGTATCTTAAAGGGTAAATCATTAAAGACATGGAAAGAGTATTTTTATCGTTCCAATATTTTAGGTATTGACATTACTCCTGAATGTAAACAATATGAAGAAGAAAGAATTAAAGTTGAGATTGGTTCACAGGCTGATGGTGAATTTTTAACTAAAATTAGAAATGAGTACGGACCATTTGATATGATATTAGACGATGGTTCACATTTAAATTCACATGTCGTGTACTCTTTTCAGTATCTATGGACAAGTTTAAAGTCGGGTGGTGTTTACATTATAGAGGACTGTGGAACGGCGTATTGGGAAGATTATGAAGGAGGTTACTTAAAACCAACAACAAGTGTTGAGGTTTTTAAATCTTTAGTTGATGATGTCAACTTTAGAGGATTAATGAATTTTGATGTGCCAAATGTACACGGTAGAAGAGAAGATTGGTTAATTGATTTATCAAAAAGAACTCAACCAGGTTGTTTGGTGGATGTTGAATCAATAAACTTCCTAAATGGAATTATTATTATAACAAAGAGATAATGGCGTACACTTTTAATGAAGATATTTTTATTGTTGACTGTTGGTTAGACACTGAAGAAAAAGAAAAAACCTTACTAAAATTAATTGATAGATTAAAAATTTTCAATGTCCCAATAATATTATGTGGACATTACCCCGTGAAACCAAGGATTCAAAAACAGGTTGATTATTTCATATATGATAGTAACAATGACATCCTATTAGAAAAAGATTTTAGAGAATATGAAGTTGTTAGTGATAGATGGACAATAATGAATGACTATAAGGTATTCAATAAAGTCGATTTTCATCATGATTATGCGATATGGTTAACTATGAAAAACGCATTCAACTTAGCCAAACAATTAGGTAAGAAATATATTCATTTTTTGGAATATGATAACTTACCCGATGAGACACAATATCGTCAGTCTTTTATGGAATACATTAGAAGCCATGATGCTGTTGTATATGAATATATGAAGGGATCCACAAATGAACCACAACCATATTCATCAACATACATTTTCTCAATTAGAACCGATATCGCCCTTTCATTAATAAATAAGATTAACACAAAGGAGGAATATTTTAAAAATAAACCAAATGGTTGGCAATTAGAAAGGGTTTTTTATCAAACCTTAAAAACTATTACAAATAATGTTTTTGTTAGTAAGTATATCCCTAACGATAATGAACTCAATATATATGCTGCTTGGAATAGAAATGGTATTCTAAAGAATGGCGCAATATTTCAAACATATCTTGCGGTAGATAATAATAATTTATATATTCATTTTATATCTGGATTCTCAGAAAAACCGGCAGATAAGGATTACTTATGTGAAGTGAACTATGGTAATAAAAGGTTTTTTTATACCGTTAAAAAGGGAGAATATCATTTAGAGTTATTAGGTGATTACATAAAAAATGAAACTGTTAGAGTTTTTTATCAAGGAATAGAAATATTCACCCAACGACTTAATGAAGATTTATATGATTTTAGAAGAAAAAATATTTTAGAGTGGAAAAATAAACAATCAAATAGAAGGTTTAATATCCACTTTGTTGACGGACCATTTGTTGAAATATTAGATGATTTACCATACAAATACAATGTTCAATTTATAAATAAAAAAAATGGGAATGTAGTTTACCAAACAATATTAAGTAGTAATCAATGGTGCAAACCCTCCTTTAAATATTATATAGATTGGGGGATTAGAATTATAGGTATTGATAATGACTACAATGGATACCATGAATTTAACCCAAAAAACAATAGGTTTTACATTTCTTTTGAAAGTAAATCGTTAGGTGATACTTTAGCATTTATTCCTTATGTCGAAGAATTTAGGAAACAAAGAGACTGTAAAGTAGTTTGTTCTACTTTTCATAATGAGTTGTTTGAAAAGGAATATCCCGAAATAGAATTTGTAAATCCAGGCTCACAAGTTAATAATATATATGGTATGTATAGACTTGGTTTATTTTATAATGGAAATCAAGTTGATTATGAAAGACATCCATATAACCCACTTCAAGAACCACTACAAAAAATTGCGTCGGATATATTAGGTTTAGATTATAAAGAAATTATACCAAATGTCCCAAAATTAGGTGGACATAAAAAGAAAAGGGTTTGTATTGCTATTCATTCCACGGCACAATGTAAGTATTGGAATAATCCTGAAGGTTGGCAAAAGGTTGTTGACTTTATTAAATCTAAGGGATATGAAGTGAGATTATTGTCAAGAGAAGAGGATGGATATATGGGAAATAAACACCCCAAAGGAATAAAGACACAACCACCAAGTTCAACTAAGGAAGTCTTGAAAGTTCTACAGGAATCACATTTTTTTATAGGGATTAGTAGTGGTTTGAGTTGGCTAGCTTGGTCTTCCGGTATACCAGTGGTTTTAATATCTGGATTTACTGATGTGTATTTAGAACCATTTGAAAATATCAATAGGATAATCAACAAAAATGTCTGTAATAGTTGTTGGCAGACACATAAATTCGATGCTGGTAATTGGAATTGGTGCCCAATACACGAGAACACGGATAGACAATTTGAGTGTTCAAAAGAGATTACACCCGAGGAAGTTATTGGTAAAATAGAAAAATTATTCTAAAGTTTCAAATATTTAATACTTGAATACGAATACCAAGTATTTATAAGATATAAAATAATTTATCTAAATGAAAGTATTTGAACCACACATAACCGGATCATTATCAGTTTCAGGTTCAGGTCACATTCAGGGTGACCTTACAGTATTAGGTACGATTAACGCGACAATCAGTGGTACCACCTCAAACGCTATAAGTTCATCTTACGCACAAACCGCTTCAGTAGCGTTAAATTCACAACTATTAGACGGTAAGGATTCATTAGAATTCGCAATTACCGGCAGTAATGATTTTGTTGGTGACCAACAAATCGATGGATCTTTGGCCGTTACTGGTAGTTTATTTATAAACGGAACATCATATACCGCGGCAACATCGGGAACAAGTGGTACTTCAGGAAGTTCGGGTTCATCAGGTAGTTCAGGTTCAAGTGGTTCATCTGGAACTTCAGGTTCTTCTGGTACATCAGGTTCTAGTGGCTCATCGGGCTCATCTGGTACATCAGGTTCTAGTGGGTCAAGTGGAAGTTCAGGAACTTCAGGTACATCAGGAACATCTGGTACTTCGGGTTCATCTGGTTCATCAGGAAGTTCAGGTTCTTCAGGTTCTTCTGGTACATCAGGTTCTAGTGGCTCATCGGGCTCATCTGGTTCTTCAGGAACTTCAGGTACTTCAGGATCGTCAGGTTCCAGTGGTAGTTCAGGTACGGTTACTATGGTTGGCGAAACCGATAATGGTATAATTACATTAAATGGTTCATCACCAAACGCAACAGTTGAGTCTAATTTAAGATTTGATGGTACGACATTATCTTTAACAGGAAGTCAAACAATAAGTAATAATTTAACTGTTTTAGGAAACTTAACAGCACAACAATATATTGTTAGTTCATCAGTAACTAATATGACCGTTCAATTCGCAAGTGGTTCTACCGCATTTGGTAATGATCAAGCGGATGTACATCAATTTACAGGTTCACTTAGAGTAACGGGATCAATGGTAATTCCGACCGCATCTACAACGGGTGAGGCTTTGGGATCTATTACTGGTCAATTATTTTATAATACAACAGATACTAACATTTATAGATATAATGGAAACACATGGTTAAGTGCCGCTGGTACATCTGGAACGAGTGGAACATCTGGGTCTTCCGGTTCATCTGGCACTTCAGGTAGTTCCGGTTCATCTGGTACTTCAGGTAGTTCGGGAAGTTCTGGAAGTTCAGGTTCATCAGGTTCATCTGGTACTTCAGGTAGTTCAGGAAGTAGTGGAACATCGGGTTCAAGTGGTTCTAGCGGTTCATCTGGTACTTCAGGTAGTTCAGGTAGTTCAGGTAGTTCAGGAAGTAGTGGTTCTTCAGGTACATCTGGATCTTCAGGAAGTAGCGGGACATCAGGTTCTAGTGGTTCTTCAGGTTCTAGTGGTTCTTCAGGAACATCAGGTTCTAGTGGTTCTTCAGGAAGTAGTGGAACATCAGGAAGTTCAGGTTCTAGTGGAAGTAGTGGAACATCAGGTAGTTCAGGTTCTAGTGGAAGTAGTGGAACATCAGGTAGTTCAGGTTCTAGTGGAAGTAGTGGAACATCAGGTAGTTCAGGTTCTAGTGGTTCTTCAGGAAGCTCGGGTAGTTCAGGTTCTAGTGGAAGTAGTGGAACATCTGGTTCAAGTGGAAGTAGTGGAACATCAGGTAGTTCAGGTTCAAGTGGTTCTTCAGGAAGCTCGGGTAGTTCAGGTTCTAGTGGAAGTAGTGGAACATCAGGAAGTTCTGGTACATCAATTACAACATCTGGAACTAATAACACAATAGTTAAATTTACTTCATCAACAACTGTAGGTAACTCTTCAATTACAGATGACGGTACGACGGTAACAATTGGTGGTAATCTAGTGGTTTCAGGTACACAAACCACTGTAAACTCAACAACTGTTAATATCGCAGATAATATCATTCAATTGAATGGTTCTGGAGCAACAAATGCCGGTTTAGTTGTAAGAGATGCTACAGCATCAACTTTAACATCGGGTTCTTTCCTTTGGGATACAACAAATGATAAGTGGATTGCGGGTCCTTTAGGTTCTGAGGATGATATTGTTTTAAGAACCACATCACAAACTTTAACAAATAAAACCATCAACGCTTCTCAATTAGTTGATGCATCTGTAACAAACAGTAAATTAGCTAACTCATCTTTAACAGTTACGGCTGGTACAGGTATGAGTGGTGGAGGATCAGTTGCATTAGGGTCATCGGTAACATTAAATAACGCAGGTGTGACATCGGCGGTTGCAGGAACGGGTATTAGTGTAAGTGCTGCAACAGGGGCAGTAACAATTTCAATTGGACAAGCTGTGGCGACCAACTCGAATGTTCAATTCAACGCTTTAGGTGTTGGCACCGCAGCACCATCAACGACAGGTTTAATCAGAGCAACAAATGATGTAATCGCGTTCTATGGTTCCGACTCAAGACTTAAAGAAAATGTAACACCAATTTCTAATCCTTTAGAAAAATTAAATCAAATTGGTGGTTATGAATATGATTGGATTCCAATGGAAGGAATACATGAGAATGAAGGACATGATATCGGGGTTATTGCACAAGAGATTGAATCAATCTTACCTGAAATTGTTACAACAAGAGAAAACGGATTCAAAGCTGTTAAATACGAAAGGTTAGTTGCACTTCTTATCGAATGTGTTAAAGAACAACAAAAACAAATAGACGAATTAAAAAATAAATAAAAAGAAAAGGGATTCAATTGAGTCCCTTTTTTATTTCTATTAACATGTTTCCGATATGATATTCACCAGGTTCATAATAGGGAATAGAAAGTCTAAGCTTCTGAAGATTTATTATGTCTTCATTTGTAAAAGGTTCTACTTCTATTATAATAACATCTACCGTATCTGTAAGAGTAAATTTACTTCTTAAATCATATCTTGTATTTTTTTGTTCATTTTCCACATAATCAAATGGAATATCCCCCAAATCTATTTTATCAAAAAAAGGCTCAACCTCAAATAGACGATTTTTATTTCTTGTTATTAAACCAATTGTAAATGATTTAAAAGAAAAAATTTCGTCCTCCCAGTATCTTAATTCATTGAATGCATTAATTGGTATTCCCCATTTTCTAACGAAATTTCTATTCGAAGAAACTTCAATTCTATGTCTGTCATTTTTATATTCTTCACTAAATCTTGATGTCTGAGAAACAAAATGATATGTTATTGCAGAAGTACATGTTTTAAGTTTATACCCTTTTAGTTTGGTACGAATTAAAAAATCGTCGTCTTCACAAAATGCAGGTACAAAACTAAAACCATCAAAACCCCCAACGTCAACAAACATTTCCTTGTAACCTGACATAAAGAAAACCGCACCATCGTATACGTGGTCGATTTTATTATTTTCAGAAACATAACGATTAAATCCGTCATAGTCAAAATTATCAAAACCACTTCCAAAGTCTAATATAACTTTACCGGGTCTTTGATGTCCTCTGAATATTGGGGGCTCAATAGTTGTGTATGATAACAATGTATCAGGTGTTGAGAGTCTTTCTATTGATTCTAAAAAACCTTCACCAATAATCATATCATTGTGTATTAAAACTAGTTTTTCGGTGTCAACTAATTTAATACCTGTATTATATGTGTCTGAAAAAGTAAGTCTTTGGTCGTCGTGAAATATTGTTATATAATCATCGGTATTTGATATTTCTTCTAACCACTCTTTAGTACCATCGGTAGAACCACCACTACTTATTACCAACGGTACTTCGGGATATAAGTTTCGAACTCTATCATAACATGATTTAGTTAAGTCTAATTTATTGTATACCGCCAATACAAATGTTATATCCATTTTATAATTTTTCTTTTACAAATTTAAGTGCTGATTCAACAACTTGATGCATATCGTAGTATTTGTATTCGCCCAAACGACCACCAAATAATACACATTCCTTTACTTTCTCGGCCTCTTCTTTATATTTGGAAAACATTTTATTATTTTCCATATCATTAACGGGATAGTATGGATCAGTAACATCTGCAACATATTCTGTTGGATATTCGTGAGTAATCCATGTTGTATTCGTATCAACACCCTCAAAGTGTTTATGTTCGATTATTCTTGTATATGGAATATTATAATTTGTATAATTCATTACAGGAACACCTTGATAGTTTGATTGATTTAAATGTTTATGTTCAAATCTAACCGTCTTGTATTCTAACTTACCATACTTGTAACCAAAGAATTTATCAATCGGACCAGTGAAGATTAGTTTATTATGAGGAGGTAAATTACTGTTAAAGTAATCTGTGTTCAGTTGAACATCAATACCTTCTAACAACCTCTCAAATATTTGTGTATATCCACCAATTGGTATTCCTTGATACTTGTCAAAAAAGTAATTGTTATCCCATATGAAACGAACTGGTAATCTCTTAATGATTTCCTTTGGTAATTCTTTTGGGTCTTTCATCCATTGTTTGTGAGTATAACCTTTGATGAGTTTTTCATATACATCTTTACCGACTAGTTTTATTGATTGTTCTTCTAAGTTTGTCGGTTCATCAATCTTGGATGATTGTTCTTTGATAATCTCTTGAGCCTCTTGTGGATAATTCACTCCCCACAATTTATTGAAGGTGAACATACTAAATGGTAAAGAATATATTTCTTCATCATATTTTGCCAAAACATGATGTCGGTAAGTATTGAACTCAGCAAATTGATTGATCCAATCCCACACTTCTTTGTTTGATGTATGGAAGATGTGTGCACCATATACTTGTAGGTTTATACCGTCTCTGTTTTCTGTGTAACAATTACCTCCGATATGATTACGAGAATCAATAACCAAAACTTTCTTTCCCGATTTGGTTAGTTCATATGCACATATTGAACCAAAAAATCCTGAACCAACTATTAAATAATCATACATATTAAAGTTCAATTATTTTTCTAAATAATTCTACCATTTGTGTTTAAATAAAACTTTTTTATCGTTAAAATAAACCATCCCGTCTTTATCTTGGTGTGTACCTTGAGGACTTGGATAATGTCTATGATTATGTATTTCATATGGCATCTCAATAACATTAAAATTTGTATCTGTGCCGATAATATACGATATTAACCACTGTTGTTTTGCGTAGTGATAAAACATTTTATCTATTTGTGAAAATAATCTAACATATCTTTTCAATAATTCTCTCCAAGTTTTCTTATTCATACAAAGAACACCGGTATTATAAATTTTAATCTTATCCCAACCATCTGTTCTAATTTCAGAGGAAATAAATCCTGTTCTACCTAACCTGTTTGATTCATCAAATAAAGTATCGGTTGGAGATGAGTTGTATCCAACTGATACGTCACCATCTTTAAAATTTTTATAGAAATTAATCTCATCCTCTGTTAGACCTCTTTGTAGTATTATGTCACCGTCGGTAAAAAAAATCACGTCTGATTCATCTGTCGATTTATCAAACTCAATTGAATTTAAAAAATCACCATGTTGTATACATTTATTAGAATTCAAACACTGAATGTCTTTTATGTTAATTTTATTTATTTCTAGTCTATTTAAACCATTATTAATATGTTGATTATCCTCAACAAAAATTAAAATATTTTTATCAAAGTTTGAATTTTGACTAATAGAATTTAAATAAGGTACTATTCTATTTAAGTAATTAAAATCTGAACCTGTTGATAATATTAATTTATTCATATATTTAATTGTGAACGTATAAAAACTTATCTACTTTTTTGGCGGTTTTTGTTGGGTACTTTCTAATGTATTCATCAACAAATTTACCATCGGCTTGTATCATAGTAACATCTAATTTAATTTCTTTAGCATATTCTCTTCTGCATATAAAATTACCCATGTCAATTTTACCCCATTTCGGTTCACAAGACATTGCAATGTAGTCCGAACGTAACCAATTATGAATCATATTACAATAAACAAAATGTACGTTTGGTGTTGCTTGTAACAACATTTCTTCAACAAAGGTCGGCGCATAATAATTGTCTTCACCTGTCATAACAACCCAATCTTCAGTTGCTTCATCTAATCCATAATTCCTTGGGGTGTGCCCCCAATCATTATACCTTTGAGGTAATATTGTAAATTTAATTCTATTATCACCTTTAAAATAATCAATTACTTTATCTAATGTACCTTCAGGAGGGCAATCAGCAATCACATGTATTTTCCATCTACTTGATGTTTGTGATTTTATTGAACACATAATACACATTAAATGATCTGTTCTTTGATATGTCGGTATAATAAATTCTATTTCACTCATATTATTTCCAAAAACTATATATTCCCTTATCAAGTTCGTATTTGCCCCACACGAATCTATCTCTTTTTGGTTGTTTCTGTACCCATTCCCACATCACCTTAAGTCCGTCATATAACGATGTTTTATCCTCATAACCCAAGAGTCTGACAGACTTTGACCAAGTTGGTATTGCGGTTTTTACTTCATGTCTTTGTTCTTTGTACACTGTTTCACCGTCACGAATTACTTCACGTAGTATATTATTGGCTTCGTTAATTGTAAAATGTTTAGTACCACCTAAGTTGATTATTTCTTTTGAACATACGGGTTCTTGTGATGCTTTCCAAATACCCTCTAAACAATCGTCAATATAACTGAACGCTCTTTTTTGTTCCCCATCACCAAATATTGTCATTGCTTCACCACACATGTGTTGATACATCCAAATACCCAAAACATTTCTGTACTTGTCCCATATGTTTTGTTTAATACCATAAACATTATGTGGACGAATGATACACCAGTCCAATCCATGTTGTTCACCCGCAACTTTGATATCCATTTCACAAGCGTATTTGGCAATACCATAAGGATCAATAGGGTTTGGTATTTGGGCCTCATCAAAGATTTCTCCACTACCGTGACCATAAACGGCCATAGTTGAGGTGAATACTAATCTTTTTACATCATTTTTAATACACTCATTTACTATTCTCGATGTTGAAACTAAGTTATTTTGATAATTATAACTTCTTATAAACGGACTTAACCCCTCCGCGGCGTAAGCTGCGAAGTGATATACATAATCAAATTTATGAACCTCAAAACAATTCTCAATTGGGTGGGTAACCAAATTCATTTGCCAAAATTCTACTTTTGGGTGTACGTTTTCCTTATAACCACCACTTAAATCATCCATCCCCACAACCTTTACTTCTGGATAATTTTCAATTATATAATCCGCCAACCTTGAACCTAAAAGTCCCGCAACTCCAGTAATTAATATTTTCATAAAGAACTATAATAGTTGTTTTGTTTTTCTTGTTTATTTATTGTTTTAATATGTGTAATAAAAAATTTTTCATCTTCAGGTGGAAGTAACGAATAAATCCTACCGCTAGTAATTCTTTCGTGTACCTTACCATACCAATGAAGACCTTTCTTATATATTCTACCTTGATAGTCTGGAAAATTAACCCAACCACTTTCGTTTACCCTCCATCTCCATTTTTTTATGTGTTCTTCCGTGATTCCGTTGACGATATTTTTTCTCGGAACATAAAATAAATCTACTTCAGTGTTTAGTGAAATGATATCACTTAAGTTTTTTATTAAATGTTCACTAATAATTTCATCTGCGTCTAATTGAAAAATATAATCACCATTACAATAAGAATTTAATTTATTTTTCCATGATGCAAAATCATCATCAAATAAATCACTATGGATTTTTACTGATGAACCATTATCAAAATCATTCAGAAACGATATCACATCTTCGTTTCCGTTTTTTTCATCATATAAAACCACTACCTCATCACATTCTCTTTTATTATCAAGAATGAATGGTAATAGGGTTTTAATCTCTGTTAATTCATTACATACTGTAATAGCAAAACTTATTTTCATTGTATCTCTCTCGCAAAAATTTTAAATGTTTTTCCATCATTATCTGTAAAAGTTATAATACCATTTTCAGTTGGGGTTATGTGTATGTGTAAATCATTTGGTCCAGTACCAAAACTTACGGGTTCACAATCACCAAACTGAAAACAAAACTCGACATTATTTAATCTTCTCGGTTGATAAAAAGTTGGAGATAACGTTAATGTTGGAGTTTCTTCTCCTCTTAATAATTTAAAACTCATTATTTTACTTTTGTTAATTTGGGTAAAACCAATTTATGTTCCTTAGGTTGATTATTAATATGTGGTGTTATGATTTGTTTAAATTTATCAGTCATTTTTGATAAACTAAGGTTTTCCGAATTTATTTTTCTGAGTTCTTCTGAATTATTTTTGAAATTATCATAATCCTTCATCACTACTCTTAATACTTCAATAAATTCATTATAGTTGGCCTTGAACCATTTTGAACCTTTGATAATAAAATCATCAACAACACTATCATCAACCTCAACTAATTTACCACCAATCATAATTGCTTTGTCCATTGGTAAGAAATCTTTATGTCCCGACCAATTTGAAGCAATAATTGGTTTACCGGTCATAGAAAATTCTAATAAAGGTCTACCAAATCCCTCACCCTTAGTAATTGAAACCATTGATTTTACTTTCGGGTGATTATAGAGTGAGTTCATCTCATCTTCTGTCAATTCACCAAACAAAAGATATATTGACGGTGGATCACTAAATCCTGAACATATATCTTGTATTTTTTTTCTTAATACCTCTCTTTCTTTTACTGAAAATGTTGCGTGAGATGTTTTTAGAATTAATCCTGGTTTGTTTTCTTGTCCATTAAAAGACTCCATAAAACATCTAATCAACATACCAACATCTTTTCTATCTTGACCTAAATTACCTTTTAACCAATGACCAACAAATAGGTATACAAAATCTTCTTTAATATTCAAATCAAATTCATTCCCTTGATTGTTAAACACCTTTGTATCGACACCCTCGAATAGAACTTCGATTGGTTTTGTTATTCTATGTTGACCAACTAATTTTCCTGTTAACTTTTCCGTCTCATTGTAAACGGTTTGTAATAGAACATCTTTAGAAAATTTTGATGTTGTGATTACCAAATCCATCAAGTTACAACCATCCACCCAATTCTTTGGTGCCACAGTGGTTTCAATACCCGCGGTGATTCCTATATTAAATTTACCAAGTCTTTGAAATTCATTTGGTACGGTAACTTGTACATATAAATCCGGCACCTGTGAAATGTTTTTTACAATTGTTTTTCTTATCCAATTATGAAATTTATTTCCAATTTCTAAAGCAGTTCTTGGTGTGTGACCCCAAGCACAACTATCAACTTTTATATCAAATAAATCCATTTCATATAATGAATGGAGTAAATCTCTCGCGTGTGCACCGTATCCACTTCTTGTTTCTACCGGTCCTCTAAATAATAATGTGGGTTTACTCATACAATTTTATATAAATTAAATCTCTTTTTCGGTTTCCAATTTTCAAGAGTCATTTCAATACCCTCAATTAATTTATCTGACATTACTTTACTCGAGAAGTTTTCTATTGAGAACTCCCTACCAAGTAAACCAATTCTATTTCTTTCTTCTTTACCTTTCTTATACATTTTAAAAATAGATTCCGCAACATCTTGATTATTAATCTTATCATCAAAAATATATGGTGTTGCTGGTGAACCGTTTAATGTATTGGATGATGACCACACAGGAACCACCCACTCACCATGTTTTGTTTGTGACCTCTCACTCTTATTATGCAACGAACCTAATGAAATAAAATCATCCTCTGTGAAATTAAAACCACATTGATCCTGTAATCCACCGGTAACATTGACAATAATTGGTGTTCCCGACATTAAACTTTCTAATGTAGTTAAACCAAATCCTTCGTTACTTGCAATGTTGATTGTACAATCCACGGAATTATATATTTGATTTAATTTTTCTTGATCAAACTTTTTATCTGTTATCTTCACATCATATTCTTCACATAGTACATCAATAACTGCAGGTAAATCTGTTCCGTTGGAATCCACGGATGATGTGTGCATAAACAATAAACATTTTTCTGACTCCTCTTTAGGTAACATGTCACAAAACATTTTATAGGAATATATCACATCTGATGTTTGTTTTCTTCTTATGTTTCTATTGTTATAGAATAAAACAAACTCATATTTTTTATTGCCGTGAATCAAACTTAGTGTATCTTCATCTACCCCTTCCAATGGTTTAAATGTGTTTTCATTCACACCGTGAGGAACATATGATACTTGATTTCTATTTAAAGGATTATAAGTACTGTGTGTTGTCAAAGAACCAACTCTGTTAACTATTCCATAAGTTTGTTTTGATATACAACCAATCCAATCACAACTTTCATAATAATCTCTATTGTAAATTGGGTCAGGTAAATTATCCCAAACGTGATAATATAATATTGGAACGTGTTGTCTTATTTCACTTTCATTATCGTATAACCACTGCCAATAATGAGGATCAGTAAAATGTAAAATTGCATCAGGCTTTTCCTCTAATATTAATTTACGTAACGCACCAATATCACCATAACCATTCGCAGGATATATTTTTAAATCTGCGTCTGATACGTTGGTTTTTTTTTGAGCATCTTCACTGATATCTACAATTTTACCTAATTCAGGATGTTTAATTGCCGCACCCAATTGAACCCAATTGTACTTATGAATTGTTCCAAGTACAAATTCTTTAGACATAGTAGAAATACCTGATGTCATTCTCAAGTCATCAGATAATAATAAAATTTTCTTTTTCATTAAAATTTTGAACCACTTGACGCCAAACCATTATGATTATCAATCACATCTCTAAACTTTTCATCTTTATTGTATAAATCTAAAGACCTATTAACTAACTTTTGTAGGTTTATTGAACTCTCAATTGATTTAATCTTAAACTTTTTATAAACGTCATCTAAGATGTTTACACTTGTTAATTTTGTTTCTGATTTCATATTAGTATATATATTTTTATATATTATTTTGAAAAAATAATAACGGGTAAAAAAATATTACCCGTTATCTATTCGGATTTTTCACCAACTTGTCTCAATTTTTCAACAATTTGGTTCACTAAATTTTCTTGTGATTGTGTCAAATTATGACTAGTACTCTCGGCCAGACTAACATTAATAGTCGGTGGAGGAGGAGTCTGTGTTTGTGTAGTTGTCTGTTGTTTCTTTTTACATCCGCATCCCATAGTGTTCTGTTTTAATTATAAATAGTTTGGTTTATTAATTTTTTTTGTCTATACTTTACTTAAAATATAAGAAATTAAAACGTAAAAATCAATGGAAAAGGATTTCAAAATGGTAAAAAGTGTCTATACCTCAAACTTCGAGGCTATCAAAAATATAATGGAACTTTATGAAATAGAACAATTCGATTTAGACTGTACATACTCAAAAGGGAATTTTTGGAAAGACCTTCCAAGTCCTAAACATAAAAGTGACTTATATCCAGTAAATGAAACAGTGTTGGAAGCCAGTTCTGAAGACTTACCATTTGAAGATAACTCAATGAAAAGTATTATGTACGATCCTCCATTCGTTATTGTTGGAAGTGGTATGGGTCATAGAAACAATAAAGAGGGTAGTTCTATTATTGCTAAAAGATTTGAGGGATATGGTACTTATGAAGAATTGAAATCGAATTACTATAACACTCTGAAAGAATTATATCGAATACTTGATAAAGGAGGATTTCTTGTTATGAAATGTCAGGATACAGTATCGGGAGGTAAAAATTATTTCAGTCATGTAATGGTTATGAATATAGCCTATAAACTTGGATTTTATCCAAGGGATATGTTTGTTCTTACATCAAATGTTAGGGTTAACGCTTTCAACGGAACCAAATGGACTAAACAACATCACGCTAGAAAGTATCATTCTTATTTTTGGGTGTTTGAAAAAGTTAAATCTAAGGTTACTTATGATTTTATTTCACAGGATTTCGGGGTGTCCCAAGATATAGGTTAATCCTATCCCCTACCTTCATATCTTTACAGGTACCACCAGGGAATTCAATTACATGGTCACCTATTCCTGTATATCTTGGTGGGTTCATTGAATGTGGGTCAGCAGGAGGACAATCGTGATGGATTTTAGAAATTGTGTTCTTATTTACAAAGACAATGTCTAAAGGTATTAAACAATTTTTCATCCAAAATGAATGATGACCCATACCCATTTTGAATACCATACAACCATTTAGTTCTTTTCTATCCATCATTCCCCTTTGTATATCCTCAGGTTGAGTTAGATATTCACCATTAAATCTTTGATTTCCAACAATAACTTCCATATCTATAATTATTTGGTATATTCAAAATAAAATAGTATATTTCAAATATGGATAATATTTTTGGTGGTCTTATAGAATTCCAGAATGAGGAGGAGTTTGAATCCTTTGTAAAAGGAATGGATAAATCAAGTGCTCTTTTGATTATTGAGAAGGCGATGGAATATTCTCATTCACAAAATATATTTTCAGTACAAGAAACTTACTTCATTTACAAAAGTCTTAAAAAATTAAAAGAAAATGGATCTAACATCGGAAATTATGACGAATAAAGAACCAAAATACCTTATAGATTACTTTGTTTACAAAAAGAAATATCATTGGTTTATTATACCAACAATAGTATTTTTTTATAGAGACGACGTTTTCTTCGAAACCGGCATCACGACACCAGCCATTGGGTTTTCATTTAGGTGGTTAATATTTTTTGCAGGAATTCAAATACAAAGAAACGCTTATTATAAAAGATGAGTACCCTTTGGACATTCGGTGATTCATTTACCGATTTTTTAAAACCTTATAGTGATGACAAAAGACATTGGAGACATAAGTATGTTGAATGGAAGGGTTATGTACCAAAGGTATTTGGTGAAATTGTTGCCGAGAAATTAAATATGAAACTTGTCAATAAAGGTATGGGAGGATGTGATAACTCTTATATTTTCGAAGAGTTTTGTAAAGTATGTGAGGAAATAAAAGAAGGTGATGTTGTGATTTTTGGTTGGACTGGTCAAGAAAGGTTTAGATTAGTTAACAAAGATAACGAATGGGGGTTTTTCAATTCAGATATGAAAAATAGTGATGGTTTTTTTTCACACAAACCTTTAGATAGTTTTGAATTTTTATCTAACAAAACAATCACAGAGGTGATGGTAAACAGAGAACATGAATTTTATATGTCAGAAGTTTGTAATTGGATTAAACTCATAAATTTATCATTAAAAAAAATCAAAACAATACATTGGAGTTGGTACCCGACCTTCAAATCCTGTGATAGTATTCATTATGCCTTTGGATATAAAACAATAACCGGAGAAACAAAAGGAAAAATTAGTGACGGTCATTGGTGTGAAGAAAGTCATTATTTATTTTCTGAAGAAATGATAAAAAAAATATTTGTGGGTAATGAAAGTGTAAACAGAAAAATATTATGAGTTGTGTATGGACTTTTGGGGACAGTTTTACTGAACCATATAACCCAAATTATAGTTGGTCTAATGAATATATAAAATGGAAAAATAGACAACCAAAAGTATACGCGGACTTTATTGGTGAAACATTAGATATGGAAGTTAAAAATTTAGGGGTTGGTGGAACCGATAACTATACGATATTTGAATCATTTTGTAAAAATGTTATAGATATTGGAGATAATGATATATTAATTTTTGGTTGGTCAGGAATTAACAGATTCAGAATACCCACAAAAGATGATAATTGGAGAACAATATTGATGGATTCGGTTGATGAGAACAAAGTAAAATTTAAAGATACAAATTACTCTTTTGAAACAATTAAAGAAATTGTTATAAATAGAAACCACAAACTATATATAAATGAAATTAATTGGTGGATGATTATGATTGAACATGTCATGAAACCAATAAAATGTTTATTTTGGAGTCCCTTTAAACCAATCGACGAATTTAATGTTTTATATTTCGATGGGATTGAGACGGTAAAAAGTGAAACTGGTGGATATATAAATGATATTCACTTTAGTGAAAACGGACAAAAAAATATCGCAGATTTATTAATACAACAGATAAAAGGAAAAATAATATGAATAATATAGAAAGACAATATCAACAACTACTCAGAGACATTTTAGATAACGGTGTTGAAAAAAAAGATAGGACAGGTACTGGAACACTCTCAGTATTCGGTAGACAAATCCGTCACAAAATGAGTGGAGGATTCCCTTTACTTACTACTAAAAAAATGGCTTGGAAAACTATGGTAACTGAATTGCTGTGGTTTTTAAGAGGTGATACTAACATCAAATTCTTATTAGATTACGATTGTCATATTTGGGATGGCGATGCATATAAGAACTACGCTTCCAAGACTTCACTTAATCCAGGTGAACAATTTACAAAAGAACAATTCATTAAGAAAATCAAAACAGATGATGAGTTTGCTAAGAAGTGGGGTGAATTAGGACCAATCTATGGTAAACAATGGAGAGATTGGGAAATGAGTAAAACACTTAAGGTGGAAAATAATGGTAATCATACTTTATTAGGTAAGGTAGTCATAGACCAAATCCTAAACCTAATCAACGAACTCAAAACAAATCCTGATAGTAGAAGATTAATGGTTTCGGCTTGGAATGTAGGTGAGTTAGACCAAATGGTTCTACCACCTTGCCATTACGGATTTCAAGTTTACACAAGAGAGCAAGATGGAAAAAGATATCTTTCTTTAATGTGGAATCAGAGAAGTGTGGATACATTTTTAGGATTACCATTTAACATTGCTTCTTATGGATTACTATTGGAGATTATTGCAAAGGAAGTAAATATGATACCTGATGAATTGATTGGTAATTTGGGAGATGTACATTTGTATAAAAATCATATCGAACAGGCAAAAGAACAAATGTATAGAAGACCTTATGATTTACCATCGGTAACCATAACCGAAAGAAATTGGTATATGCACGAAAAAGTAAAAGAACATTTGGGTGAGAAAACATTGAGTGAAAAGATACTATCATATAGACCCGATTGTTTTGAATTAATAAACTATCAATCACACCCAAAAATAAAAGCACCTTTATCAAATTAAATGAGAAAACGGACACAGAAAATATATAAAGAATGGAAAGATGCCTCTTGGTTTGAAATTTGGGAGGGTATAAGTGACAATTTCACATTTGGATTTATAGGTGCAACACTTGTTGTTTTTATTGCAACTAGAACCGATATCGCGGTATTAATTGGTTATCTAACCTATTATTTTTTTATGGGTAAGATTGTCAATAGACCAAAATACGTAACTGATTTAGGTAAACTAATAGTATTTCCAATACCCTCAGCTTTAGGGGCCTTCACGGGTTATAAAATTTCTTATTATTTAATTGGAATATTACAAGGGGGGTAGGACTTAAGACCTACCTTGACCCCTATACTTTTTTGGTTTTTGGTCTTTTGGTCCGAATTTTTTTCTAGCCTTACCTTTACCACTTTTTTTACCAAAAGTAATCTTTCTTGATTCACCGGTGCCCTTTCCTTTAGCCATAATATATTTTTTTATATAAATAGATATATAATAAGTTTTTTCATTATTTTTGATAAACAAAACTTACTAAAATGGAAGATATAATAGAACAGAAGTTCACATATGCAACAATAACCCCATTCAAAGATTACAGTCTCATAACCAATAAAACCGAAAAGATTGGTAAGATATTTTCATTCCCCACAAAAAAGAAAAAAAAGGTACATTTTTTTACTAATAACGATGATGTACAAGAAAAATTCACTTTTGAGTATGTTCTTAAAAATAAAGAAGGAGGTAGTTATGAAACCACTTCAGATACACAAATAAAAAGACATTATGGTAGGTCGTTCTCTTCTATAATGGTAAACACTTTGGAAAGGTCTATCAGAAGAAACGGTGATAAAATAACTATCAAACTTTTACACTACACTAAATCAAGGGGATTCAATTGTATCTACTTTAAAAAGTGGTACGATGTGAGTGCAATTACTATAAATTTAAAAACCGGTAACATAACAACCTCAACCATATTGAAAAGAGGTAAATCACTTACAAAAGTTTTTAAAACAAATAGTTTTTTCGAAGTTGAAAAATTATTAGCCGGTAAATCTATTTTTAATGTTCATGTTTTTTTAAGTTCAAATAGTAGAATAAAAAAAGAAATGGAAAGTGTTTTTGATAATTTGAAATTTACGTCCGCAGTACAAGAATCTTTGGGAATTGAAATGGGTTGTATTTCATATTCCTCAAAACCACAACAATTTAAAACAGATTTATGTAAAGTCTTTATCAATTTAAAAAAAATAAAGATTCCGAATGGTGATTTTGAATTTTGGATAACTAAGTTTTATCCAACAGAAAAATACCTAAAAAAGAATGATAGAAAACTTATATCTTCTATTCTCGATATGTTGGGAATTAAATCCAAATCAACAATCAAAATCCTACATGAGTATCCTAATTTAGATATAATCGGATTCTATAAAGTTTGTAAAATTTTCGGTAACGACTTTTCAAAATATCTTGGTAATATTCACCCAAATGTTTTTGAGAACTCTGTTAGAAAACAAAGTACCTTTGATCCTGCCAATACAAAATCAGTTTTATTAAATTACAAACAGAAACCATATCTATTGATAGATAAAGAAAAAGAAAATATGGTGAAATTATTTAATTCACCACAAGACAGACCACTTGATAATATATTTGATGAGAGATTTATACAACTTTTAGAAGACCATTTAAATATGATAGAAAAGATTAGAGATTATGACCCTGATTTATATATGAAAGCCAGAACACCAAAAGAATTCCATGATGAACATCGTGAACTATCTAAAATGGTTACAGCAATTAAAAAGGGTTGGGTTATTGAATATAAATTTAATGAAAAAATGTCTGAGGATGTTGAAAGACCACTACCACTTAAAATAAATTTGGGTAGTGAAACAGAACCAACATTTGCTGAAGATATGGGTATTTCATTTTATCCTGTTATTTTAAAAAGAGAAGAAGATTATATAGAAGAGGGTTCATTTATGCATCACTGTGTTGCCACTTATGCTGATAAAGAGAAATCTATTATTATATCTGTAAGAACAAAAGACTCTACCGATAGAGTGACATGTGAATTTAATTGTCAAGATGGTATGTTAATACAAGCGAGACATTTTTGTAACAGAAAACCGCCAGCAGACATCGAACATGTAATCATAAATGACCTATCACCAAAAGTAAAAAAATACGCTAGACTCGGTTTATTACATGCGTCAGAAAAATTAAAAGTACCATTGAAAATAAATGGCGTAGAAGTGAAAAAAGAAGAACCAACTAGATTATTCGGATTAGATATTGAAAACTTCTTTTAAATAAAATACCATACACTTTGAAAAATAATCCATATATATTTTATATGTGGATTTATTATTTAAACATAATCAAGTAAAAAAAGATAGAAAAAGTCCTGCGACATCTGTTTGTGATTTAAAACTTTTTGGTGACGATAAATTTTTAATTTACACAGGAACATTTGATTTAGAGTTTAGTAGATACGGTTCAAGAAAGAATGTAAGGTTTGAACATGCTTTGAATATTTGTTTATTCAATGGAGATATAACCGTCACCTATAGAATCTTAAATGATAATTTAACTGATGAGAATGTATACAAATCATCATACAAAATGAAAAAAAATAATTTTAGTTTGTTAAATGATTTGATTGAAAATGGTTTATATAGAGGTGAAAAAAGATTAAACTATTGGGGGGTCAAATACGAAAGAGCCATAAATGAAATAAGTTTAATTGTAAGTAATAATCTAAAACCATATCTTAATTCAGAATTCTACGTAAATAAATCATATAAAGAAAAACCATCGGTTAATGAGTTATATGATATAATTGTTGATTTTCATTTAAGTAAAAAAGATATAAAAGGGCACGATAATGTATATTATGATATAATTGATTTATACCCATCAAAAAAATATCTGAAACAAAATGATAATAAATTTTTACCCGCCGCATTAGATTCATTAGGTATTAAATCAAAATATCTAATTAAAGAATTGAACATCTCAAATCTTCCAATAAACATCCTATTACTAAATTATCTTTGTAAACTTTTTGGTGATAATTATTTAGATTGTTTGAAAAAAATAAATTGGCAAACACATTGTTCAGACACAAAAAGATTAAGTATAAAACCAATTACACTTAAAAACGATGTAGAAAAAAATAGTTTTATTAAATTAATTAATAATTGGAATTCCACTGCTACTAATTTAGATTGTTTGTTTATAAGCATAAATAAACTATTGAAATTGAGAAAAGATTTAGAATCAAAAGGTATTCAAATTTCATTAACACCAAAAAATGATAATCAATTTATTGGATTTATGGAGAGATTAAATAATTTAAAACAATATTATCGAAGAGGTTATAAAGTAAAATACATTCATACACAAGAGTTTATTGAAGACATAGAAAAAGACATAGAAATTAATAGTGAAATATTAAAAGTTAAAATATTAATTACAGAAGAAGACTTTATCAACGAAGGAATCTTTATGAAAAATTGTATGTCCAAACAATTTAATAATGGACTTTTATACATTTACTTGAGGGGATCATTAAATGGTAGACATATTAATATACAATATAGAAAAGGTTCACTTGTGCAGTCATATGGTAAATCAAATACATCGGTACCTGGTATATTTTTACCATTTTTAGATGTACTAAGTCAAAAATTTAAAAAATATCAAACGTACACTTGGGCCAAAATAAAATATCAATTCATAAACAATTGATATTCAATTAGTTATAAGTAAGTTACAATTTTTTTCTACCTAATTTTTTTTTTGAAAAAAATTTTGTTAGATTTTTTTTAAACAAATTTAAACTTACTAATATGAAAAATGGAATTGTATTATTTGATGCATTTGCTGGATTTGGCGGAGCAGAGTTGTCAGCGGAGTATGCAAGGGTAAAGGTCAAAAAACGTTACATATCTGAAATCAACAAAGACGCTATCAAAGTCTTAAAAAAACATTATCCCGATGCAATTTTTGTTGGTGACATTAGAAATTTAAATCCAAAGGATTTCAAAGATGTTACTCATTTCTGTGGTGGTTCACCTTGTACCGATTTATCTTTTGCAGGAAAAAGAAAGGGTATGATAACCAAACAAGGAAACATAGAAATTTACACCGTAGAACAATATATGAAACTTAAAGAAGATGGATTTGATTTTATGGGTCAATCATTTTTATTTTATGAATATTGTAGAATGCTATTCGGTATTAGGGAATTACAGATTGAAGAGGGGATAAACGTGTGTAAATTTCTTTTAGAAAACGTTAAAATGACAAAAAAATGGGAGAGTGTAATAACAAATATTTTAAATGTACCAACAATTAAAATAAACGCGTCTTCAGTTTCCGCACAAAACAGGTACCGTTATTTTTGGTCTGACTTTGCAGATAACATGTCGTTTCCAAATGATTTAGGTATTGTTCTTTCAGATGTAATAAAAGATGCGGTAACTGGTGTTGGATTCAGAGGACGTAAATTAAAAAACAATAATTTTTATTCATATCCTAAAACAGTAAGAAAAGATTTTAAAGCAAACTGTTTGACAACTAAAATGGGATCTATAAGTGAAGATGGAAAATACTATGGAACATCTTTTTATCAAGATAAATCGGGAATAATAAAACCATTAACAATCACTCAGGCGGAAATTTTAATGGGTTTACCTGAGGGTTATACCAACGTAGAGGGTGTTTCGGACACCGCCAGAATCAAAATGATTGGTAATGGGTGGTCAATCCCTTTGACCAGTAGATTTTTTGAGTATACGAAACCAATAAAAGAAAGAAGATTTTGAAAAATAAAATAATTTTTATATATTAGCTTGATGCAACCAAAAGAATCAAATTCAAATACACATTTCTATATCAGTCTTGTTAAGTCTGGTTTTAGAATTGGGGCGGGAATTACCTTATGTTTAGGTGATTTAATGTCCGCTGGTGGATTATTAATTATCGCCGAGGCCTTAGGCATCGCCGAAGAAATTGTTTAAAAATGAACTTTTATTTAATCCCTGCGCTTGTAAAAAAAATTAAAATGAAAACATTCAAAGACTTAGAGTTTGAAGAAATTAAAAATGAAGTTATTAGTGGCAAAAAAACCCGTATTAATTTTGAAAATGGGTGGGGTGCTTCTGTTGTTAGTCATAATTCTTCATATGGTGGTGCCGAAGGACTATATGAACTTGCAGTATTATTTGAAAATGAGATACATTATGACAACCCTGTAGCCGGTGGAGACGTAAAAGGGTATCTTACAGAAGAAGACGTTACTGACTTATTAATTCAAATCCAAAACCTATGAAAATTTTAACTCAAATAAGACTTTACTTGGTAATATCTTTATTAGCATTTTTGTGTTTAGTTATTAAATATATAAATCAAAAAGACGAACTATTAAAATGTCAAACTGACAAGGGTTTTGTAGAAGGTGGTGATATTCAGAAAGCAGAATTAATTCAAACAATAGATAGTTTAAAAAATGAAATGTTTATTATGGAAATTGAATTAAATAGATACGAAGTTGCTTATAATATTTTTTTAAAAAGAAATCCCAAAGCGGCTGAGCAATATGGAACAATAATTTCAGATGAAACAGAATAAAAAAAACATATTAGATGAACAATACAAAGAACACATAACCGGAGAATTGGGTTTTGGTTCGCAATACGTAAACATCAAAGCAAGTACTATAATCACATTGAATGAACAATTTCTTGTTCAAACTGATGATGGTCCACAGGTGCTTAATGTCAAAATAACCGCAGATTTTGATGACATTGCATCAAAATATCATGAAATATTTCTAAACGTATTGACGGCGAAATATTTAAATAAAGTTTCTTTCGGTAACAACCCGTTTTCTGAATGTAAACCAATTGTGAAAAGAAAATGGTGGCAGTTTTGGAAAACAAAATATTTTTCATTACAATAAAACAATTACTATGAAATTAATAATTCTAATAGCAATTACCACAACATTGTGGATGGCATATGAAATTTGGAGGGCACCATTAATGGAAGAAACAGAAGATGGAAGACTAATAACTAAAAGACCAACTAAAAAACTAAGTGACTTATGGCGGAAGCGAAGTTAACGTTTGATTTAAATGATCCTGACGATAGAAAGTCACATTTCAGGGCAATCAAGTCTTTGGACATGGCTTCGGCTTTGTGGGATTTAACCCACAACACAAAAAAAGGTTTGGAATGGTCAATTGAAGCAAAAGAGTTGGACAAGTATGAAGTGCTTGAAATGGTGTTTGATAAGATTTATGAAATATTAAATGACCACAACATAAATACCGACGAATTGTTAGATTAATATATTTATTATTATGATAGAGTTTTTTAAAAAAAATCAGAAAAATATAACAATGGGTGCGGCAATTGTATTATTACTCATATGTTATTTTCAACAAAAAGAATTGGCAAGATTGAGAAAAGAAGTAAATAAAGAGGTTGAAATAAAAACCGATAAGAAGAGTTTGGATTCTCTTTTAAAGAAAACAGGGTTACAATGATTACCATAAGTGAGACAGCGAAGCAACACATATTTGATATAATGAAAGAAGAGAACTTACCATTGGATAAGTTTAATTTAAGAGTGGGTGTAAAGGGGGGTGGATGTAGTGGTTTATCTTATATTATGGATTTTGATGATACTATTACAGAAAACGATGAGGTGGTTGATTTAGAAAATTTAAAGGTTGTAATTGATAAAAAGTCTGTTTTATATTTGTTTGGTACTGAATTACAATATTCAAGTGGATTAAATGGAAAAGGTTTTCAATGGGTAAATCCAAACGCATCAAGAACATGTGGATGTGGTGAATCCTTTTCTCTATGATAAAAAAATACGGAATAACCTTTTTGGCTTTTGGTGAAGAACACATATTAGAATTTAACGAAACTGTAAAATGTCTATTTGATTTAAATAATCACTTAGACATTTTTGTTATTACCGATAACTCAAACCTTATAGATAACAAACAAGTTCACATTAAAGAAATAAAAGAACCCTTTAACTACAACCTCAAAAGAAAATCAATTGAGTTCGCGTTTGAGTATTATAATATTGTTGTCTTTATGGATACCGATGTTTTGATTAACAAACGTATTGATTTTGAATACATTGAATCTATAGATGAGGGTATGGAAGTTCGTTGGAAAGAGAACAAAACTAATTATATGGGTAAAGAAATCACAATAGATGAAATAAATCAAACCGAATATGGTAAATTAATAGATGATAATAGTCTTGAATTTATTAATGAATTCATTTTATTATTAAGAATTGACGATGTAGAGAGAAGAAAAGAGTTTATTGAGTGTTGGGATAACCTAAATGATAAGACAATAAACCATCAACCCAATAATGGATGTAAAGGATCCTTAGAAGGTTTGATTATGTATGCAATTTGTAATAAATTAAATTTAGAGGTAAGGAGGGTCAGGAATGATTTTTTTAATAATATACATAATGTTGGGACACTGAATCAATACAGAAAAACTAAAACCAACAAAACTATTTTTTGATTTTTTATTTTCGTTTTTTTTTTCTATAATTTATATGTGATTTACATACTAATATATGTCTCATTTTTATTCCTCCTGTTTTATGTAATAGGTATAAATAAAATATGGGATAGAATTATGATGTTTACTAATAAAATATATTGGACCGATTATAATATAATTGAATTTTCTGCTTGGATGGCTAAGGCAATTATTATTATACCCGGTTTAATATTCGGTATTGAAATTTGGTATTTACATTTTTTTACTTTGACTACTTCATCTTTATTGATTTGGGCTAGTATGAAAAAATCATTACCAACTTTAATAGTTTTCAATACCATATGGATAATAATATCTTTAACAATAATAATTAGAAATATAATAAGATAGTGAATGTATTAGAATTATTTGCTGGTAGTAGATCAATTGGTAAACAAGCCGAGAAGCTCGGAATGAACATTTACTCATCGGACATTAATGATTTTGAAGGTATTGATTATGTTGTTAACATCTTGGAGTTTGATATCACTAAAGTACCATTTAAACCCGATATAATTTGGGCTTCTCCACCATGTACAAGTTTTAGTGTTGCTTCAATTGGACACCATTGGACTGGCGGTAAAGGTGCATACATTCCTAAGACTGATGGTGCGAGACTTGGTTTAGAGTTGGTAAAAAAGACAATTGAAATTATTCAATACTTCCAACCGACATTTTGGTTTATGGAAAACCCGAGAGGAATTCTTCGTAAATTACCGGTTGTGAAAGGATTACCAAGAAAGACTGTTACATATTGTCAATATGGTGATGAAAGAATGAAACCAACAGATATATGGACCAATAGTATTCTTTGGGAACCGAGACCAATGTGTAAGAATGGTGACCCTTGTCATGTTGCGGCACCAAGAGGAAGTAGAACAGGAACACAAGGTAGAAGTAATGCCTATGAAAGAAGTAAGATACCAGATGAACTTTGTTTTGAAGTATTAAAAAGTTGTATGTAATGATTATAAACTTAGTCGGTTGGTTAGCAACTATAGCTATATTGATATCTTTCACCATAAAGAAAGATATGTTTTTACTAAGATTCATAAACACAATTGGAACAACTTTATGGTTAATATATGGTATTATAAAAAATGATTTACCATTGATGGGGGTTAACTTTTCTGTTTTAATAATACACCTTTATTGGTTTTATAAAAATAAAAAGAAATGAAAATAAAAAATGAATATGTTATAGGTGAAGTTAAAGAAATAAAATCTAAAATATTTGCGGTATCAATAAAAGATCATTATCAAAGAACAATGTTGTTTTGTAGATATCAAGAATTCTACGAATCACCATTTGCCGAAATACGAGGTAAGTTTTTCACTTGGGAAAAATACATGTCCATTTATAAAAATAAATGGAAGAAAAAATTATTTACGTATCCCGAAGATTGGAGTGGTTTTAATATTCCGTCAAATATCATAGATAAGGGGTTGGATGTTTTTAGTAAAGATAAAGGACCTTATGATGAAATCATGAAAGATATTTGGTATCATTGTGAGAACTATCCTCTTAAATTTGAGAAACCAAGAACAAAATGGTATTTGATTGGTGCGGATAGTTTTAAATCAAGTACGATGAATCATGAAATTGCACATGGATTATATTATACTAGTAAAGAATATAAACAAAATTGTATTGAATTAATATCTGAGATAAAACCAAATCATTATGAGAAATTAGCTAATAGAATTATTAAGATGGGTTATATTGATGATAAAAAAATTATTGACGATGAAATTCAAGCATTTATGTCTACTGGATTATATAATGGACTTGATACAAAGGAATTGAAAAAATACGAAAAAGGATTCATAAAAAATTTTAAAGAGTTCAATGTTGAATCTTAGAATATTACAATTTTACTGATATATATGTAATGTAAAATCGTAATAGATGCAAGAAGTATTTCAACCCTATCATCAACATTTATTGATGAAAGTTTGGATTAAAAACCCACCATTTGATGTATTGATTCTTAATAATTGGTTTACAGATTTAGTTCATAAAGTTGGAATGGAGGTGGTTGCCGGACCAACTAGTGTTTATGTCAATTATCCTGGTAACGAAGGTTTAACAGGAACAGTAACTTTAGCGACGTCACATGCGTCGATTCACATATGGGATCATTATGAACCGGCCATGGCTCAATTCGATATCTATTCGTGCAAGTGTTTCACTTTAGAAGATGTATTAGAACAATTTGAATCATGGGGTATCGTAAGGTATGAATGGATTATGATTGACAGAAATGATTTTCCGAAAGTAACATCTGAAGGGTTTTGGAGTCAACAAATTGATTATATTAATGAAAAATCTTAAAAAATTTTGGAATATACAAGAAATACATATAACTTCGTGGTTGTTTAAAGATATATTTTGGTGTCTGAAGTTTACTTGGATGGCGACTTTTATGGTGTTCCCTACTTCGATAATAACCATATACATTCTTTTCACAGAAAAAAATAACATAGATGGAAATATTACATTGGCTTCATGGGTTTTTATGAATATCTTTTGGATGTTACACGAAATACAAAATTTTCCATTTTGGCCGGTTCAAATTTTTATGTTGTTTGGAATTTTAAATACATTTAGATTAGTTGTTAAAAGAATTAATAATGAAAGTAATATTTCTTGACCACGATGGTGTAATCTGTTTATCTACTGAATGGGGTGGTCGACATAAAAAACATATAAGGGCCGGCAGGAAATTATCCCAATCAATATCATCATTACCCGTTATGTCTCGTTTTGATAATTTTAATAAAAAGGCGATTAGGGTTTTAAATGAAATATTGGAAGAAACTGGTGCTGAAATTGTTATCTCTTCTGATTGGAAAAGATGGGCCGACGTTGAGGAGATGGGTGAATATTATGAGTCACAAGGTATCAAAAAGAAACCGATAGACTTCACACCAAACTTAGGACAATGTACTTGGTATATTGATGCGTATCCTGCGGGATATGTTTGGTCGCGTGAATGGGAAACAGAACAAACAAGAAGTATAGAAATAAAACAATATCTTGTTGACCATCCTAAGGTGACTCATTGGGTATCCATCGATGATTTAAAAATGGGAAAAACCTGTCTTCACTATGGTGTACTTCATGAACACGAATGGGGATTGGATAACTTCGTTGAAACACCAAAAAGTACTGAAGGCATCAAACAAACAGGAATCAAAGAAAAGATATTAAAATTCTTAATATAAAATAACATGGAATACTTACCGGTTTTTATAATTATGTTTATTGTGGTTGCATTCATCTCTTGGAGATGGGTTATTGGTATTGATTATATGCATAAAAATCATCCTGATTATAAGGGTGAAGATTTTTTAAATTGGGGTGAGAATGAAGATGATAAAAATCAAATTATGTGATGACTAAAAAGAAACCTGATTTAGTTGCTTGGGATGAAGAAAGAGGTTATTATTCCAAAGAATTAACTTATGGTAGTAATGTTGGGGCACCAGCAATAAAGATTGAAGACGTTGGTGGATGGAAACAAATGCAAGCAAACGTCGCAAACAAACAGTTTAAAACAAAATATGAAGAACTTAAGGAAGAGTTTCGTAAACTTGTTGATGAGGTTAATTGGAATGGCCTCGTTTATACATCGAATTATTCTTTTATTCCTGTGATGAATGAGATTTATCATCTTTATATGAGGGAAAATGACACAACATTTTTATCCTTAATCCACCCATCTCAATGGAAACAAAACTATATAGGTTCTTTTAAATTAGACTCAACACAGAAATGGATTAAAGTTGAGATATGAGATATTTATTTAAGTATGAAAAGAAGTCTCACCGAAGAATTAGAAAGAATACATACTATAACTTATGGTAAGAAGGTTATAGAAGAACAAGGATTTTTAGATAGAATCTTAAAAGGGGTTGGATTGAAAGATAAGGTCGACGAACCAAAGAAAGCTGATTTGGTTTCCGATGACGTAAATGATTTTTTCAAAACTCTTGAAGATGCGGCACAATCTGGTGGACTTTCACAACAACAAAAAGGATCAATGTCATTTCAAAAAGGTGTTGAATCGATGCAAATCGGTTTAATGCTTTTGGGGTATCAATTACCAAAATACGGTGTAGATGGTTTGTTTGGACCAGAAACCGCTAATGCAGTAAAAAAGTTTACTGAAGAAAAACTTGGAAACAAGGAATCACTGAGTGAGGCAACATTAGATTCACCAATTGGAGACACAAAATTAAACTCACCATTTGGACCAAGATGGGGTAGAATGCACGCAGGTGCAGACTTGAGTGCATCATCAGGTACACAAATTAAATCACCATTAGATGGTGAAGTTATCGATGCAGAAATTAGAGACGATGCTTGTGGTGGAACAATCTATTTAAAACATGCTGACAATATAAAAACAAGATATTGTCATTGCAAACAAATCAATGTTTCTAAAGGTGAAATAGTCAAAAAGGGACAAGTCATAGGTTTAACTGGAGGAGCTGCTGGTGATATTGGTAGAGGTAGGTCAGATGGTGCTCATCTACACTTTGAAGTCTATAAAGATGGAAAGGTTGTTGACCCGATGCCATATATAGGTTCACAAGTAAGTGACAACTTTACTTCAGACACCGAATCAATTGTAAGTGCAAGTCCTGAAATGTTAAATAAATTGATTGAGTTATTAAAAGATAAAGGGGTCACTTCTGAAGATTTAGGAAAACTGGTTGACAAGGTAAACTTAGAAGGTTTGGCCGATCAAAACTTTTATGCAAAACTATTAGAAAACTTGGGTGCACCTGTTTCAGAGGAAAATCTAAAGTTTTTATATGCTTGGAGACAATCTGAAGGTAAAGCGGGTAAATTTAATCCATTCAACACCACTTGGGATTTACCGGGTTCTACTAACTTTAATAGTGTCGGTGTAAAAAACTATCAAACATTAGCTGACGGTATGATTGCAACAATTAAAACACTTAAAAACGGTAGATATAATTGTATTGTTGATGGTTTAAAAAACGATATCGGAGCAGACAAAATTGCTAAGTGTGAGTCCCTAAAAACATGGGGAACGGGGGATTTAGTTGGTAAGGTTGTCGCATCATACAATGCAGGATCAAATCCTAAAATCAAAGAATTAGCATAGTTTTTTTTTTGGAATATTTTAGTTATTTTAATATAAAATTAATCACCATGCAAAAAGAAAAATGTATCATCTGTGGAAAAGAAACCACAGTTGATGTATCTACTCATATAGATTTTAGAGTCGGATACATTGAAGGAGCGGGACAACTTTGTACTGAATGTTATTTGAACGGGAGTCCATCAAATAGGGAACACATTACAATTCCAAAACATTGGGTAAACCTATATTCTAACAATTATGAGTTGGGTGCAAAAGTTAGACAACATTATTGGAGGGAGTATGAAGATAAAGAACCACCAATTAGAAACCAATGGGTTTGTAAAATTTGTGGTAAAGACACCTCTGAAATTGAATATGATTATTTAGTTGGAACAAATCATTTGGAGTGTGTATTAAAAAAACCTCAGTAATGAATATTTTTTATTTAGATAGTGACCCAAAAAAGTGTGCGGAGTATCATAATGATAAACATGTTGTCAAGATGATATTGGAAACTGCACAACTTCTATGTGGGGTTCATTGGGTCAATGGTGGTGAGGCACCATACAAGTTATCTCATAAAAACCACCCCTGTTCTATTTGGGTTAGAAGTTCATTGGAAAATTATCTTTGGTTATGTGAGTTGGGATTAGAGTTATGTGAGGAATATTCTTACCGATATGGAAAGAAACACAAATCACAACAAATCATTGAGTGGTGTGTGGTAAACAAACCAAAAATACCCGATGTACCCTTTCAAGACCCACCAAGAGCAATGCCTGACACCTTTAAAGTAGATGATGTCACTCAATCATATAGGAATTATTATATAGGAGAGAAGAAATATTTCAGTAAATGGAAAAATAGACAAACTCCTCTTTGGTTTTCCTAATATTTATATAAATAAAATACGTATTATAATGGAGATATCTAAAGAAAAACTTCTTTCACTACTTAATGAAAGTAACTACATCGCCGATATTGAGGAGATGGCTAAGTTTTGGACTAAGAAAAAACCAGGTGTAAGGGTTGCGTCTAGTAAATTATATGATAGTCAAGAAAACCACATTGGTTATGACATGATGGTTGACCCATTTAATGAGGATCCCGATTCAGAAAGAGTTCAAATCGTTTTTACTTGTGACATTCAAAAATTTATGGAAGAACATCCTGATGTAGTTGAAAAATTGAAACAGGCATATGGAACATTTAGATGGTCAGAAACAAAATGTCCATCCGATAGACCTCACAGAGATGTAAGAGTAGGTAAACCACTACCAGGTGAGGAAGGTGAACCAATTAGTACAGTAAAACAAACATCAAAACAAGTTGCAACGGGAGAAAAACGAATAGGTTCTGAGAAAATTAAAAGAATGTTCTTGAAAATATTAAGAACTAACGTTGATGATGATTTTAATAAATTACTAAGTCAAAGAAGTGTACCAGCCATTACATTAGATAATAGAAAATATTTCGATAGACATACAGACGTATGGACTAATGAAAAGGTGGCATTCACAACACAAAGTTATAATGTTTATAAATCTAATGAACAGTTTAACCAAATGGTAACCGATAGAATCTTTGGTGACGAAACGGCACAAATGGATACTCAATACTTGGCCAGACAATTTAATCAAACATACGCAAATTGGGAGGCAGAAGAGAAAAAAGGAAGTACAAAAGATTACGGTGTTACCGATATCTACAAATTACGTAAAATTGGGTATGTGGAAGGTAAAGAGAATGAAGTGTTTTTGGAGATGACCTTTGAAGTAAAAGGTGAGATGATTGGTGATAATTCATTTGCTTGGTCCATAATTCTTGTTAACAAATTTGCAAGAAGAAAACCTGGACAATCAAGAGTTGATGGTAGATTAGAAGCTGTAGAATATAACCCCGGTTCTTTAGTTGATGGTAAACAGGTTGGTGTTGTAAAAAATATACAACTCGATCCTGGTACAGAATTTACACCTGAAAACACAATAATGGATAATCCACAATTAGTACGAGGTCTTATTACCGCTATTAATGAATTTAAACAAAAAATGACATCAATTAGTCCTGAGAGTGTACTAAGAAAAGTAACACCAGAAAGAGCCGATATGGAAGGTGGTAGAAGAAGAATTAATGAAAATATCTTTGATAATTTAGTCGTAGATGTGATTAAACAAATAAAAAACAAAAGTACCTATCCATAACAACTGATTATGGATTGACCCTACTTGGGTTTAGTACATCCTCACAGAAATGTGGGGATTTTTTTTGAAATATTTTGGAATATACAAAATAATACTTACTTTTGTCTTAGAAAAAAGAAATTGGTCAGTTTACTTTATGATTAAAATAGATAATGAAATAAAAGTATGGATAACATCCGACACACATTATTCTCACAAGAATATATGTCGTGGTGTTACTAATTGGAGGTTACCAAATGGGGATATACCCGAAAAACAAACCCGTCCTTTCGATACAATTGAAAGGATGAATAGTGCAATCGTAAATAACATCAACGAATTTGTTGGACAAGACGATGTATTAATACATTTGGGTGACTGGTCATTCGGTGGATTTGAAAACATAGAAGAGTTTTATAATAGATTAGTTTGTAAGAATATTCACTTGATACTTGGAAATCATGACCACCACATTGACAGAAACAGAGGTAATGTTAGAGACCTATTCAAAAGTGTTAGTTGGTTCGAACAATTCGAATATCAAGGTGAAACGATTGAGATGTGTCACTATCCCATATCAAGTTGGAACGGTCTTCGTAAGGGTCGTATACATTTACATGGACATTGTCATTTACCGCACAACCAAAAAATCGGTAACGGTAGAAGAATGGACGTTGGAATGGATGGTAATCCCGACTTTAAGCCCTACAATCTTCATGAAGTAATTAAGATGTTGAAGAAAAAAGAAATTGGTAGTGAAATTGGTTCATTAGATCATCATTTAAATGATATTGTAGGAATTGTTGGTTAAATTTTTTTTTATCAAAAATATATTTTATATTTTTTATGATGAAAATAATTCAAAAGATAAAATCATTTTTTAAAGAAGTTTTTTTAGGTTTTAAGATTGCCGAAGAAAACAGAGACAAATCCATGTGGGGAAAATTTTAAATAAAACCATATGAACATCAAACTAGATTTTAATTTGAACTTTGAACTCAACCACACTTTAACAAATTTACTTAACTCATAAAATGAAAGACCCATTAAAAAAAATTTTCTCACCAATATTTGTTGGATTCGGTACATTCGCAATCATGACGTTTATTGTTTTTCCAGGATTAATTTCTGCGAACACTGCACTTAATATTATATCTGGTATTATTGGACTGTTTACTATTGCATTTGTATATTATTACATTAACTTAGATTTGTTTGTTAAAAAAATATTACATATAGAGCCAGGAGAAACTGAACTTGATTACATAAATCCTAACGAATTAAAATCAAAAAAGAAAAAAGTGGTGAAGAAAGATAATCCGATTGTTAAAGTTCAAAAGCAAAAGTAATATGGCAAAAATTGACAGATATGATAACCGTGAGAATGATGACTTAGACGATTATGGTGATATAGATTACGAATCAATTTAATTATGAAATTTATAAAGACAGACATAGACGGATGTTATCTGATTACTTATAAAACATTTCACGATGATAGAGGGTACTTCTCGGTACCCTTTAATCGTGATGGGTTAAATGATGGTGTGGGTTATAATGTTGAATTTGTTCAGGATAATATGTCATATTCATACAAGAATGTGATTAGAGGTTTACATTTCCAAACCGGTGAATTCGAACAGACAAAATTGGTGACGTGCACATTTGGTAGAGTCTTGGATGTTGTTGTTGACATCAGAAAGAATTCACACACTTATGGTAATGTGGTAAGAATTGAGTTAGGTTTAGGTTTAGAAAGACAGCTATTTGTTCCAAGAGGATGTGCACATGGATTCTCTGTTCAAAGTGATAAAGCAATATTTCAATATAAAGTAGATAAGATTTACAACAAAGAAAGCGAGGGTGGTATTATCTACAATGACTCAGTGCTTAATATCAATTGGAGCATACTGAAGGGACAGGAAATCGTCTCCGATAAAGACAAAGAACTACCAACCTTTATTTCTTTGTGATGTATTTATTTACATAACTAAAAAAGAAAAAAAGAATAAAAACAGAACCAAAATGGTTAAAGCCATAAGGAAACTAAGTAAAAAAAAGGTCTTCACAGAAAGAAGACTTAATCCTAAGTATTTATATATAAAGTATTAATGATATGGCTAAAGTAATCAAATTAAAACAATCGGATATTGAGAAGATTGTAGAAGGTATAATCAAAGAACAAGAGTGGAAAGGATCAAATGACCCTGCAATAATGCAATTAGGACAGGTTGGTGCCGATGAGGTGCCAAGAGAAGATAATGACTCTGTTGAATTATCTTTAGGTCAGGATGAAAATGGTAATTTCTATGTGATGAAAAATAATGGTTCAGGAGAACCACAAGTAGTATTAAAAACAAAATAATTAAATAAAGATTTCACTACTAAAACCCCAAAAAATTTGGGGTTTTTTTGTTTTTAATAAAAAATTATGTATATTTTTAAGTATGGACGCAAAGTATAAAATTTATTGTGACATGGATGGTGTCCTTACCGACTTTGATAAGGCTTATTTTGAATTAACGGGTATTGATATAAAAGATAATTTTCATAGTGGACCAGATTTTTGGGAACCAATCAATAAGGCCGGTGTCAAATTTTGGTTGAACATGGAATGGATGTCTGATGGTAAAAGATTGTGGTCATATATTCAAAAATATAGTCCAAAAATACTATCCGCACCATCAAGACAGGTGGAATCTCGAATTGGTAAATTTAGGTGGTTAGATAGAGAATTACCTGAGGTAGAGTTAATATTAAAGTATGCTAATGATAAGAAAGATTTGTCTAATCCCATGTCTATTTTAATTGATGATAGGATAGATAATATAATCGGTTGGAGAGAAAAAGGTGGAATAGGTATTCATCACGTGAATGCAAAACATACCATTGATCAATTGAAAGTATTAGGATTATAAAATGTCATATATAATTGGAAATAAATGTGTTTCTGTTTGTGACGCCGCTTGTGTCAAAGTTTGTCCTGTTGATTGTATAAACGGACCAATTAAGGTTGATGGTATGGGATTAGAAGTTGATAGAATGTCTAAGGAAGAATTGAAAGGAAAACAACTTTACATAAATCCCGATATATGTATTGATTGTGGTGCTTGTTTACCCGAATGTCCTGTTGATGCCATTTATCCAAATGAGGAAGACGCATTTAGAAATGGAGATAAAGACTCAGTTTATAAAAATTATGAATTTTACGGATTTAAATTTACAAAATAGTATGTCAAGAATTAAACAAATCAAAACTGCCCCCGAAAACAATATTAATTTATTCAAATTGTTTTCATTACTTGTACCTGAAAAAAAAGACAAGTATACTGAAACATTATTGAGGATTATAAATAACACACCCAAAATCGAAAATCATCTTAGTGAAGTCAGAGAGATTCTTAAAAGAGAATTCACAATCGAAGAAATTGAATTCGATTCTTTAGAGAAATTAGAACAATTGTTTTTTTATAGAATAATAGACATGTTCAATCACACAGATTTAAAATCATTTAGAAAATTTTGTGAATACAATGAAAGAGGTTTAATTAAACAAAATGATTTAAGTAGATATGGTTCATTTGATGAAATTATGAATTCGTTGAGTATTGCTGAGTTGTCATCTGACATCAAAGATTTAGAAAAACAAGTTAAAATTCTTTTTGAAAATGATGAATGGATTTTAGTTAGGCCTTTAACATTCTTGTCTTCAAAAAAATATGGATCAAACACAAAATGGTGCACAACATCAGAAAATAATCCTGAATATTTTTTAAAGTATAGTAAGAGGGGTGTTTTGATTTATTGTATTAATAAGATTACTGGATATAAGGTTGCATCATTTTATTCTCTCCATAAAGATGACCCCGAGTTTTCTTTTTGGAATCAAAAAGATAGTAGAATAGATTCTTTGGAGACAGAGTTAACCGATGAACTTAGAAAAATAATCTTAGATGAATCAAAATTTAAAGGAGCTAAGACAAATCGTTTTTTACTTTCCGATGATGAAAGAATTAAAGAAGACAAAGTATTAAAACAATTTGAGTCTGATAAAATGATTTTATCTCCTGAACCTGTTGGGTTGGAAGAACCAGTTGAAAGGACAAACTACATCAGAAGAGCGGTAGAAAGAGCCGCAGAACAAATGGAAATACCAGTTGGGGATGTGGTAAGTGAAAACTATTTTCTCGAAACAACCCATACACCTATTAGTGCATTTTCCGCTGTCAGTGAAACAAACGTATTTGAACAACCGAATAGGGTTTAGGGTATATTTATTAGTATGAAAATCGTAATATCAGAATCACAATACAACAAATTAATTTTAGAATACTATGATTCTGAAAAATTATACTCAAGAGATTATGTGGTTGATAGGTTAAATAAAGGACCTAAAGAGTTAAAAAAATACATTAAAAACCTACCCTATTTGGAGTACACGAATGAACAGGGGGACGTGAAAATATTCACCAAGGTTCCTGAAGTTGTTTATGTTTTTTTATCGGGTAATTATTAAAAAATAACATATCTTTGTACAAAATAAAACCTATGAAGATAAGTGCCTATGTTTTTCCCGGTATCCGTTCAATAGATTTACCAAAACTATCTAAAACCCAAAAAAGGTTACATGTTAAACCAGAAGACGTTCTTAAAATTGTTTCTGAAGAATGTGGTGTAACCTTAGAAGATATCTTATCAAGGTCAAGAAAAGGACCCATTGTAAATGCACGTCACATTTTTTGTGCCATTATGAAGAAAGAGTTTAATTATTCATATGAAACTATTGGTAAGATGGTTAGTGGGAGAGATCACACTACCGCTATACATTCTATTAGAGTACACAAAAACAGATGTGATAGTGAGGAAGGATATAGTGAACATACTCAGTTGATAATCAATAAGATATATTCTTATTTTTAAAAAATACTAGAATTTTTTTGTATATTCTGAATTATTCGTATCTTTGTATTCAAAATTAACAAAGATGAGAATAGTTTTTATTGCTTTTTTGTCCTCACTAATAATCTCTTGTGAGAAAACGGACATATTACCGGTAAATCAATCCACCGAAATTACTACTCCCGTGGTTTTAAAAACCACAGTTGAGGTAGACACGTTGGTCATAAATGAACCAAGTTTGTCACCTAAAGAGATTTCATTATCTGCGTATCATGTAAGTCCTATGACACATTATATGGTTGGTAATCAAGAGTATATTCTCTTGAGTCCTAATAATAACAATGAAATACCAACCATTCAACTAAAAAAAATTAACGGTAATTGGGGGTTTCTAAAGAAATACCCTGAAGCGTCAATGGGTGTTGGTAGAAACTATGAATTTACAAAGGATGGAATTGTTTATGCCGACCACGGATGGGAGGGTGAACCAAGACCATTTGGTAATTTACATTACGGTAAATTTCAGGGAGATGACATCAAATGGACAACAGTTACGGTTGGTAATGGTAGAAGTTTTTATCATGCAGTATCTACTGGTGATATAAATGGAGACGGTTTATTAGATTTGGTTGGGATTCATATGGGTATAAAAAACCACGATTGGGGTGATGTTTTTCATACATTTACTCAAACGACAAATGGTTCCTTTATTGAGAATAGAAATTTAGTAAATCACGATAAAGGAAACTACAATTGGTATAATAGTAATGGTGCAATTTTAGTTCAAGATTTAAATAAGGATGGTAGACCAGAAATAATAAAGGCAACTTATGGTAAAATTACATCAGAAAAAAGATATTCATTACTAATTTATTCTTTCAATAATTCAACCGAACAATACGAAGTATTTCGAGAACCAAACCAATTAGGAATTTACGAAAACCCAAATATAGGAACAACATCTATAAAAGCCGATGATTTTGACGGTGATGGTGATGTTGATCTTGCATTGGCTTTCGAAGGTCAATACAATGGAATACAGTTATATGAAAATAAGGGTAACTTAGAATTTATACCAAAAGATTTATTAAAATTTATGGCACCAATACAAGACTCACCAGATTATAATGAAAGAGTTGGTGAGATGGAATTCAGAGAATTTGATTTGATTGATTATGATAGTGATGGTGATAAGGATATTGTATTGAGACCATTTCATCATGGAAGTCTTTTTAGGGTATCAAGACAAAAAGGTATTATTTTAAATAATCTTATTTGGAGGAATGATGGAACAAAATTTAATAGGTTAACTACTGAAATAAAATTAGAAGATTTGTTTGTTGATTACTTGAAACCATTTGTTGTTAATGGTGTATTTAAATTTATAGGAATAAATTCAGAAGGTTCTATGGGAGGTAGAATAATAAAAGTTGTAGAAATAACTCCTAAATTTTAAAATGAAAAAATTACATTTATTTGGTGACAGTTATAGCGCCCCTTATGAAGAAGAACATATCCCTTATAAAAAATACAAGGAATTTAGAAATGGAATATTTCCTAAAACGTGGGGAGAACTTTTATCTGAAAAATTGGAATATGAATTAGTAAATCATGCCAAAGGTTCAATAGGTAATGATGAAATCTTTAACAGATTTTGCAAAATGTCAGATAAGATTGAAAAAGACGACATTGTAATAATTAATTGGACTTATATGCATAGATTTAGGTGGGTTAATTGTGATTCAAAAGAATGGACTAATTTTTCAATACATTTTTATGAAAATATGAGTAGATATATTTCAAAAACAACCAGTGAAGAAATTGGATTAAACAGAACATCAGATGCATATTACGAACAATTACATGATTTTGAAAATATAATTATAACATTATCAAAATATGTTGGATTTAGTGTTTTCTTTTGGAACGCTGATTTCAATTTTAAGTATAATTCTTTAATAAATAAAATTACACATAAATTTTATTTATGTTTAGATTTAATAAAAGGTGAAGGAGAAACAATTTTTAATGAGGTTCTTAGAAGGGGTGGATTGAGAATTAATGAAGAAACTAATGGATTAATTGACGACATTCACCTTGGGCAGTCTGGTCATAAAATACAATTTGAATTATTTTATGAACACATTAGAAAACATATGTTACATTAAATATGAAAATAAAATTACATTTATTTGGGGACAGTTATACCCAAGGTCATTTATTAGATACCACATTCCCACCATATAAAGAATGGAAAGAATACATAAAAAAAGATTTACCACCAACTTGGGGGGACATTTTACAAGAAAAATTAAAATGTACTCTTAATAATAATGCGGTTGCTGGAATGTCAAATCCTGAAATTTTCCAAACAATTTGTAATCATAGTAACGAATTTAATGATAATGACATTGTAATAGTTAATTGGACTTACAATCATAGATTTAGATGGGTTGTATGGAATGAAAATGAAAAGAAATTTCATTGGAAAAGATTTTCAGTAAATAGAGAAGATGGGCAATATATAAAAGAAATTATAAGGGAAGAAATTGCAATGAATAGATCACACCCACTTCACATACAAGAGATTTACAATTATCAGAAAATACTAACAGAATATTCTAAATCAAAAAAGTTTTATTTATTTTTTTGGTCTGCTGATGTGGATATAATAAATGATTTACCTAACGAAGACTTAAAGGATAATAGGTATATTCTTCACGATGAGATATCCAAATTACCACCCTTTAACTTCAATAATCAAAAGATTAGAACAATTTTCGATGTAATTTTTAAGTACGGCGGAAAAACCATTGAACAGGAAACCGACTATAAGATTTTAAATGAAACCCACTTGGGAGAATATGGACACAGGGTACAAGGGGAACTTTTTTATGATTATTTACTAAAATATACAAATATTAGTATTATATAAAAAATACTAGTTTTTTTTTGGTATATTAAAAATAGTACCTATCTTTGTGGTATGAAAACATTAATTGTACACCCAAAAGATAGTACTACATCTTTTTTAGACATAGTCTATCAACCAATTGAAAATAAGACAGTTATAACTGGTGGAATTACCAAAGAAGAACTGCACAAACTTATCAAGTCTCACGATAGAGTCATGATGATGGGACACGGATCACCATTTGGTCTCTTCTCAATGGGTCAATTTAAAAAATGTGGAGGGTATATCATCGACCAAACTATTGTCCCTTTATTGGAAGAAAGAGATAATAGTGTTTTTATATGGTGTAATGCCGATAGGTTTGTAAACGAATATGAACTAAAGGGATTTTATAGTGGTATGTTTATTTCTGAGGTGGGTGAAGCAATTTATTGTGGTTTACCCGGTACACCACAAGAAGTGGTTGATGAATCTAATTTTGGATTCTGTAATATTATTTCAAAATATATCAGTGAAGACACCAATACTATTCATAAAAATGTGAAAAAAGAATACGGATTAATTGCAGAAAACAATTCTGTTGCTTATTACAATAACTTAAGAATATATAAATCATGACAACACAACAAGATTATTACGAAAGAGTAAGAGAGTTCGCAAAAGAATATGATGAAACACCATCACCACACGTAATTGACATTATGGCATCTGTAATGATGACGAGAGATAATTATATGGTGGGTGGAAATTTTGTCGAATCGGTGGTCAATAACAATCTTGATCACACCATTATATGGGCGGACAAAGAGTGTTTAGAGAATATAAAACTTATTGTTTCAACTAAAATGAATTGTTACTTAGAAAAATAAGATGAAAATAAAAATTACATACAAATTTGAAGTCGTTCGCGGGGAAGAGGTCTTTGAGTGTGAGTCACTTGAACAAGCTGAAAGAAAAATAAAATCACTAAGAAATTCAGAATCAGAGTGTTATATGGTTAGAAAGGAGTTCAGTGGGGATAAATTAATCGAAGAATATTACGTGGGTTAAAACTTGAAGAATTTAATGTTTTTTCATATATTTATATAAAAAGAAAGTATTATGAATACAACATTAATAGTTCTATCAATTTTAGCCGTAGCATCAATCGGTGTATTTGTTGCAACTAAGTTCTTCGGAGCATTTAAAGACGAGGATAAAAACGGGATTCCTGATAAATTAGAAGAAAAAGTAGAAGATGTCAAGGAAGTCGTTGTTGAGGTAAAGAAAAGAGCCAAAAAGGTCGCTGAAGAGGTTAAAGACGTGGCCAAAGCGGCAAAAGAGGTGGTAAAACAAAGTAAGGATGTTGTTAAGGTTGTAACCGAAAAGACACCAGCGAGAAAAGGTAGAAAACCTAAACAGAATTAATTTTTTAATGATATTTTTTAACCCCCAATCTTGGGGGTTTATTTTTTCATATTTTTTTTTGATATTCCAAATAATATTTGTACTTTTACATTATGAAGAAGTTGATATTACTTTTTTTAGTAATGGTATCATTCACATCATGTAACCCTAAACTATATATTGTGGGTGCTGGTATGAGACACCATAATTTGTCACAGAACAAATATCAACCAGGTAAACATCGAAAAAAAGTCAACGTTGGTAAAAATCAAAACTCGCCTATATTTTGGATTTTTAGAAATTTATAAAAAAAACTATAATTAACATGACACCAAGACAATATAACGAGATGATGAGACAAGCTGATGTACTTGAAAAAGATAAAGAAAATTTAGAATATCATAAATTCGTAAACAATATGAATGAACATCAAATAAAACTTTATCGTGAGGTTGAAAACATGATTATTAATTGGAGTAATGATGGAACTAAAACAGCCGGTAGTTTGACAAGAGAGATTATGGCACAACTTAAAACCGATACATGGGAAGAAGTGGAAGAAGAATATCTTAAAGACGAGTATCCTGCTTTTGGTGGTCCATTTACAGATGCGAAGAAACCATTTGAATGGTTAAAAACTTGGTATGAATCACCAAGAAGAAAACCATCAAATTCCGGTTCATATTCTGATTTAGAAAAATTAGGTAGAGGTAGAAGTAAACACTAATACTATGATTTATGTTAGCATTGACATAGAGACATCAGGTCTTGATCCTGAAAAAAATTGTGTCCTTTCAATTGGGGCAATCATCGAAGACACAGAAAAAAAATTACCATATGAAGAATGCCCAAAATTCAACGCGGTTATTCTACAAAGGGAAATTGTTGGTTCGCCAAGAGCATTAACAATGAATAAAGGTTTAATAGCCATGATTGGTGAATATTTAGAAGGAACTGATGAGACGAGATTTAATATGGATACCATTCTTAACTATTCTTTTTATGAAAAGGAAGATGTAGTAAAAAAGTTTTATGAATTCCTTTGGTTAAACGGATATAGTGACGCGGTTCCAAATCAATTATTGGTAACATCGAAAATCGATTCAAACTCAAAACCAATTACATTAAATGTTGCGGGTAAAAATTTCGGAACATTTGATAAACTATTTCTACAACAACTCCCTTGGTGGCAAAAACTTATTAGAACAAGACAAAGGGTTTTAGATCCCGCAATCTTATGTGTTGATTGGAAGAACGATACATCTTTACCATCATTAACAACTTGTAAAGAAAGAACTAACATAAGTGGTGAAGTCACTCACGATGCTCTTGAAGATGCTTGGGATGTTATTCAGGTACTCAGAAAGTTCTATTAAAATGCCAAAGTCGGAAGTAAAAACGTGACAAAGTCGGAAATATGATAAAAAGACTATTCTCTAAATTTATTGAGTATCGTTTCACAGACTAGGATAGAAACCGTAATATTGAAAATAGAATTTATTTCAAATATTAATTAGGATACTATATGTCCATTTCTTTCCAAATATTTAAGACAGTCACCCATATAAGATTTAGCGGTGTTAACGGCCTCTATTTCCATGGGGTGATTTAAATAACCATAAAGACCCATCAGTTTAGTATACTCTTTGGTGTTTCCTCTTGGATTTCTTAAATGCTGTTTATAGTGTGTGACTTCATGAAGAAGTGTATCCACAATTTCTTGGACAGTATCGTGATTTTTGATGTATATTTTAATCTCTTTTTGTGCCGGAAAAAATAGTGCCATAGTTTTCTTATGTTCGTAAGATGAAACTTTGACCTTTAATTTATTGTAGGATTTTATTGGTGGTATATTACCCACACCCCAATTCACAATATTTGCACAAAGAGTATTATAATCACAGTTTACACTATAAACCCTATCTGTTCTTTCTGTGAAGAATTTATATAGGGCAGTTATAATTAATAAACCACTAATCCCAAAAAGGGTGTATACAATAATCATAACACAAAGATATGGAATATTCTAGTATATTCCAAATTTATTTCTTCTTTCTTGCCACGTTTCTTTTGTGTGTTTTAACAGTCGTCATCTTTCCACTCTTGGAAACTCTATTGTGTTTGTAGATTGTTTTAATTTTAACTTTTGCCATAACTATATTATTTTAAATACAAAGATAATTAATATTTAATTATATGACTTTAAGCGCTAAGGAATTTATTGAAAAAATGAAATTGGAGAATGAAAACATCACAACTGAGGAGTTGATGATTGGTTTCGCCAAGGTTCATGTTGAGGAGTCTCTAAAATCTGCTCATAATGATGCGAAATGGCATTTTAATGGAAGGGCATGGGACGATGTTTACAATAAAAGATTTCTCTTGAAATCTTACCCCGATTCTAAAATAGTTTAATTTGTCAACTCTTTGGTCTTTCGGTGATAGTTTTTCGACACCATTTAGTCAGGATCCTTACTTATCTTGTAAGGATTATATAAACTTTAAGGGGTATACACCAAAGATATTTTCGGAAATAGTATCGGAGAGTTTGGGTATGGATTGTGTTATCGAAGCCAAGGGTGGTTGTGATAACTACACCATTATGGAAAATGTTTGTAATATTGTTGACAAGGTACAGGATGGTGATATAATAATCATCGGATGGTCAAATATTAATCGTTTTAGAATGGTCACCAAACTAAATGATTGGATATCCATACTTCCATTTTTAAGAATTGATAAGTCAAAAGAATTCAATATGGATTTATTGGATATTTTTGCTGTCAACAGAATAACTTATGAGTCAAGATATTCAGATGAGGTTAATTCGTGGATAAAACTAATAGATGTTGCATTTAAAAATTGTAGGGTTATTCATTGGTCCTATTTTGTGGACACAAAGATAAACGCAATCACCTTTAAAAATCTCACCACCATAAGACAGGAAACAAAGGGTGTGGTTGATGATGGGCACTATAGTGAGGGTGGTCACAGGGAACTTGCAAATATATTCCTAAAGAAGATACTCAACAAAGACACGAGTCTTATATAGTAGTCAACTATTTATTAATATGAAAAATCTAACAGAACAAGTTCAAAGAATGAGAAAGATGATGGGGGTAATTAATGAACAGTATTCAACATTTTCTGACTATATTAAAGGAGTTTTAGAAAATCCTACGGAATTTTTGAACAAATTAAAGACGGACGAACAATTTAAGAACGCATATATCCAATCTTATAAATCAAATGTTAAAGATAATTTTCTTGTGATGGAATTGGCCAAGTTGGAGAAGATTATGAAACACACCCCTTTGAAAGCAAGTATCAAAGATTTGGATAAAAATGAATACATCAAAAAACATTTCGATATTAAAAACATGGAGGAATATCGTGAAATATTCCAAGATATGAAATTGCAGAAAGAAAAGGGAATCAACTTAACAATATTCGTAGAACAAGTGCCTCTTTCGAATTTCCCGAATGGTAACGAGATTGTGGAATGTTTTAACATTGCTGCGGGACAAACGTGGTTTAAATAAATAATTATGAAAATCATCATCACGGAAACACAATATGATAAATTATTGGAGGGTTATGTAAACATTCCGGTGGATGAAGATATTGCTCTTGAATTATGGGAGGATGAAAAGAAGTTAGAATTATCTAGTATTATTATTCCAAAACATCTCAGGGGTCAAGGAAAGGGAACTGAGGTGATGAATAAGGTGATAGAATACTCTGAAGAGGTCAATAAACCCATCTATTTAACACCTGACACCAATTTCGGGGGAACATCTATCAATAGACTTAAAAGGTTCTACAGAAGGTTCGGATTCACAAAGAACACAGATCAAGAGGTTTCACATAGTATGGTAAGATATCCCAAAGGAATTAGTGAGTCACAAACCACCAAAATTATTCTAAAAGAATACTCAACTAAACTTATCGATGTTCTTGTTAATAAATTTAACCAAGAAAGTCCAAATTTAGAAAAAGATATAATAATAAGTTATATTAATCGGTTTGTTCAAATCAAAAATAGTCCGAGAGTATTGGAAAAAGATATCACCAAATATACATGGAAACAATTGGAAACCGTTGTGGATTCCAATCAACCAAAACGTATAAAGGCCGGAAAAATTAATGATGGTGAACCCGGTGGTGATTCGAATTTAGTATATAATGAAAATGGATTACGAATCTATGTTGGTAAAACTAAGAACGCGTGTATTAAGTATGGTAACGGATATTCGTTTTGTATATCATCCCGTGGTGAAGAAAATATGTATACACATTATAGATTTAACTTATTAGGGACACCATACTTCATATTTGATGACACAAAAACATCAGAACAAAATGATGAAGGAGATTTTATTGACCCCAATCACTTATTGGTTTTATTTGTACATGAACCAGGTGAATATAGGAAGTCCATTTGGTATACCGTAACTAACGCAGATAACCAAGGTGAGGAAGAATATGATGCCACATTTGGAAAACCCTTTAATGCTATAGAATCAGATTATCCAAGACTTAAGGGGATGAAAGAACTGTTTAAACCAGTTGAAATGGACCCAAAGGAGAAAAAGATAATCGAATTAGAGAAAAAATACGATTCTATTTTAATTAATTTGAAAGATGATACAATTCCTTTTCAGGAAAATGAAGATTATGGTGCACCAATTTACTATAGTACTATTGATTATGCAAACAAATCTATTGATGATGATTTAAATGGTGATTTTGAATATTATCAATTTCGTGCCAGAAGTGACATGTGGAATGAATCTTTTTGGATGACAAAAAAAATAAGAAATAAGGAAGATTACAATCGTCAATACAAACAATTTATTTTAGATGCAAATGAAAGTTTTGACCCTGATAAAAATGTAAAAATTTACATATCTAAAATTGATGTGGATATGTCATGGTATGAGGATTATTTATTAGGTGTTAAAAAAATAGTTGATCAGTATAGGAGTGAGTTATCGAAAACAAATCTTTTGAACGAATTGAATATACAGGATAAGACAATTGTTAATCACGGGGTGGAACATAATATCTACAAATCCATCAAATACCCCAATAAACTAATTAAAGTCGGTCCAGACTTTATTGTGAATGAGTGGTATTATATGTTTGAGGAAAACCCTGATATATTTCCCAAAGTGTACGGAATGTATCCACTTAAAAATAGAGAATGGATTAACAAGATTGGAATAAAACCCAGTCAAGAAACAAATTTCTTTGATGAAAGTGAATACTACTACGTGGTGATTGAGGAATTGGATACCAAGAAGTTTATGAATTTATGGAATCAAATGAATGAGGCGAACGAAGAAATTAATGACGTTAGTCTTCTTGATATGATGGAGTTTGATGGGTATGAAGATAAATGGGAGATTTTATTAGACCATACAAAGGATTCCACCATATCGAATGATATTGAAATGTTTTATTCTTTGATTCAAAGATTACATGAGGTAAAAGATAGTCCAGATTTACACGAAAAACAATTTGGTTTTGATTCTGAGGGTATACTTAAAGCTTTGGACATCTAATTAAGAATGTCCTTGATGGAATTCGTCCTCTTTTTTTAGATAGCTAAAAACAGACGGTAAACCACTATATTCACAATAAAGTTCTTCTCTTTTTTTCTTTAATTCTTCTTTTACTTCATCAGAGAAATATATTCCATCAGATTCCATATCTGAAATTGTTCTAGTCACAGCTTTATGAATTATTTTTTTATCCCTATTTGGTACTTTTTCATCTTCAAAAAGTTTTGAAGCCAAAACAAATAGTGCTTCTCTACCATATTTTTTTTCCTTTGGATTTGGATTATATCCTTCCTTATCCATCCTACGAAACTCTTTTACATTTGCTATAATAAACACCACAAATAAAGTAACTACAACACTGGAAAGAATTATTATCTCTAAATTATCCATTATCATTGTTTTTTACTATTAATAAAATTTAACAAACTTAACATTGTTGGAGGCCATAATCCAATAAAGATTGC